GACCTTCAATCAACCCATCAGCCCCAAATGGCCTGACTATGGTTGCAATGTCTATAAGAACGGCGACTTTATTGTTGCTCATCTGTATGAAAACTACAGTGGTTATGCAATGGCTGACGAGGTCATGTATCTTCGTCGCTTTGAATATCCTAGTTCTGAAGGATACACAATTGAATGGTAAAGTTAAATATGCCTGCGTAGCCCAATGGCAGAGGCAATGCGCTTAGAACGCATCCAGTGCGAGTTCGAGTCTCGCTGCAGGTACCAAGTTTAAGGGTCCCTAAAGCCGGTAGTTTCGGCAGTCGGTCTGTAAAACCGATCTCTTGGGGAGTGGAGCGTAACCACAGGGGCCCACCAAATTTTAATGCGGATATCGTATAATGGTATTATTACAGCCTTCCAAGCTGAAGACGCGGGTTCGATTCCCGCTATCCGCTCCAAAGATTGAGACGAAAGTCTCTACGTTTTGCGCGGTAGAGGAGTCCGGCCGTCCTCGTCTGTCTCATAAGCAGAAAATCGTGGGTTCAAATCCCATCTGCGCTTCCAATCTGATATGGATACACTGCGCCTAGTCGCTGTCGCAATTCCATACCTTTATTGCCGATACGTGAGGTGATAGCCATATAAATATGTTTACTTAATATCTCAATGTGGTATAAGAAAATTATGAAGAGTACAATTGTTTATATCCATGGTTTTGGTAGTGGTCCTAATGGTACCACGGCTCAAGATGTCAAAAAGGCCTTTCCTAGTGAAAAGTTCCTTTGCCCTCAGCTTGACCACTCTGCCGATCCAGATACTATCAAGGCACAACTTGATAAGCTGGCAAAAACACTAGGTAAGCACGACGATGTGATTATTGTCGGTTCCAGTGCTGGTGGTTTCTGGGCTGATTATCTCGGTGCGGTTTATGGTTTCAAGACTGTTCTTGTAAATCCTTCGTTGCGACCTGCCACTAATTATAAGAAATACAATTTGCCTTCAGCATATTATGATAAATATGCGGATATGCAAGAATGGATCAAACATCATGCTCGTCATCACATGGTTGCATTTGCTGGTGATAAAGATGATGTGGTTCCACTCGATCATGTAAAGACTCATTATTCAAATCCTATTATGCTAAAAGGTGAAGGTCATAGACTTAATGATATGACTCCGGTTATTAAAATGGTACGTAGTATGATTGGCAACTTCCCGGAGCACAATCAATGATTAACTTTAAAGACTTTTTAGCTGAAGGTTTTTCAATCCTTCATCCAGAACATGAAGAAGAAAAAAAGAAACATGCTGAACATGTCTACAATATGGTTCAACATGCTTATAAATCGATTGGTGGTATTCACGGCTCCGGCTTTAAAGACCATCACGATATGGTTAAGAATATTCCAATCTGGAAGCTTCACAAAGATCATGAAGGCAAGGTAAGAGCTGTTGGTCTTTATAAAGTCAAGAATGGTAAGACAAAACGTGTTGCCGTTGCAACTGATAACACTGGTCAGGGTAAGAAAGGTCTAAAGCATATCGTCAAGAATGATCTGTCGTCTAGACGTGCTTTTGTTGAAACCTCTGGTCCGTCACTTTCTTTTCATAAGAAAGTTCATGGTGATCTTACACAGCATGCTTTGACTCATGATCAAGTACGTAAACATTTGCCAGATGATGAAATTCGTCCGGCACCACATGATGATCCAGAAGTTAAGCGCCACCCAGAGTTGAAGAAACATTTCTATCAACGAAAGATTGGTGGTGAATGGCACACCAAGGTCGCGCTGGGCCATCACTAAGAATTAGGTCCTGTATCTCAATTGGTTAGAGCGGTGAGGATTTATAAATATATACAACTAATTTAGGAGTATATATGTATATCACAATGGAAGAATATCTTTCTAAGACTAGAGAAGAAAGAAGATCACATCTGAAACTTAATGAGTCTTGTATTGAAATTGGCCATAAACATAATGCAGAATTAAGAGTTCTGTTGGCACATAAATTTAAAGTACTTTTTCCTACAAAAAAGTATATGGCTGCAGTTTGTCATGCTTGTAACAACACCAAGTGCTCAAATTCAGACCATTTATATTGGGGAAGTCCTTTTGATAATATACAAGATCAAAAAGAGGCGGGGACTCTCACTTCTATAAATGAAAGAACCATAAATAAATATGGGTCAGAAATTTACAAAGAGTTACATAAAAATTCTTCTAAGAAAGGCGGCTTATCTAATAAAGGTAAACCTAAAACAGAAGAACATAAAAGAAAAATTAAAGAGTCATTATTACGGAGGGCAGCACCAGCAGTGCGGGAGGGACTTATATCCCCTTAAGGCGCCAGATTAGCGTTCACGGGCCGGGGCAGCACCGGCGTTCTCTACCATTATCAAGTTTAATGCCGCTGAAGCTCAACTGGAGGAGCAACTCCCTACGAAGGAGAAGGATGCAGGTTCGAACCCTGTCAGCGGCTCCAGTTTAAGGATCATATTATGAATGAAGAATCTGAGCGTCAAGCTAAAATCTTATATACGTACTATACAGATAATGATCCAATTATACAGATAATGATCCAATTATACAGATAATGATCCAATTATTCATTCAAATCGCTTTCCATCTTGGTCAGAACTTAGTGAAGAAACTAAAGATAAATGGCGAAGAAGAGTAGAACGAGACATTTAAAGTTAATGGCCTAGTAACCGAGCAACGCTTCGAACGTTTCTCCAAACGGTAAAAATGGAGTGGTGGATGCAGTATCTTAGATACGGCCCTTATGCAGTGTAACTGAAGACCGGTGCAAGATACGGGCAGTGAATGGGAGCTTCACATCTTTTTTAAAAATCGTTTGACATTTTTCCAGAACCGTGGTAGTCTAAACTATAAGGAATGGAGATCAACATGTCAAAGATGAAATTTATCCCCGAGCTCAGCACCAAGCAGTTCACTTATAATCCTGCTACAAAGACCTTTGTATGTGAGGCTAGTGATCTTCGGGGCTTTGAGCCAAGGCGCATCTATGATGATGCTTGTGATATTGGCTTCTATCTGGTCTCTGAAAAGACCGGTAAGAAGATCCTCTTTTGTGAGGTTGGACCTACTCGTGATGAAGATGATGATCTTGTCTCGTTTAACTTCTCGGCTCACTGTTATGAAAATCCAGAACATTGCATGGATTTAAAGTTGATTGTTTTTAATGACTAAACAAGATCGAAATGTCGGCTCACCGGACAATAGATAGCTAGCATCCAAGCTGCTTGGGTATAATGCAGGTGACAAGTAACGCGGGGCTCTGCTTGTAAAATCTAGAATACCCCAGCTTATATCGGTGAGGGAAACTGGTAATCCGCGGGCCTCCAAAACCTTGAGAAGTCGGTTCGATTCCGACCACCGATGCCATTTTAAAGGAAAGTAACATGTTTGATGAAGCAAAGAAGGCGATTCTAGAATCAAGTCCACAGTCTTCAGTATACGTGGGTTGTGATTCCATTCGCTATAAGAAGAAGGGTGAGTGGTGGGCTAAGTATTCGACTTGTATCATCGTTCATAAGGATTCTAGACACGGTTGCAAAATCTATCACGAATCAATTGATATGCGTGACTACGGCAACCTAAAGCAGAGACTTCTAACTGAAGTTCAGCTTGCAGTTGATGCAGCTACTGAAATTGTTGAAGTTATCGGTGATCGCCATCTTGAACTTCATATTGATATCAATCCTGATCCACGACACAAATCAAACGTTGCTGTTAAGGAAGCATTGGGTTGGGTTCGAGGTTCGCTCGGCTTTGAAGCTAAGATCAAACCAGACTCTTGGGCAGCTACACATTGTGCTGACCATGCTGTAAGACATCTACATTAAAAAGCAATCTCCATTCTTTTTAGTTGACATTTTTCCACAACCGTGGTAGACTAAACTATAAGGAATGGAGATTGATATGATTAATCTTACCGGAACTGACATTGTAAACCTTCTTAAGACTAATGATAAAGCAGTAGCTCGGGCGTTGGTTCTTCTTAAGAATCGTCAGACATATGATGAACAACAAGCCGAAGATGTTAAGTATCGGAATGGTCGTGGCTTTCGTCCTTGTCATGCAGCACGTGGTACTTCCATGGCTAAGTTTTATGAACGGAATGGATATCTCTCTCCAAAGCAGATTGCATATTGGAGACAACAGGGTAAACAAGGTATGAGGATTGCCATTTATTGGCGCCAGATACTTGAGGAAGCTCATCTTAAAGCTGAGAGAAAGGCTGCTTGACATGATCAAGACAATTTCAAAAGGCCGTTATGTTGCAACCATCCGTACAAACTCGGATGGTTTTCTTGTCCTCGTGACTCGTGATGGTGATTGCCTACACGGTCTTCCTTCTCGCTCTTATGCTACCCAAATTGCAGCAGAACGCGGTGCAGCTAAGATGCTTGCAAAAGTTGCATAAGTTGGTTGACATTTTACCACAACCGTGGTAGACTAAACTATAAGGAATGGAGATTGACCATGCAATTTTGGTTTAACACACTCAATGATGCTCTTGAAGCTGAGGGTTTGGTTGACTTTTGGCCCATGGGTCTTAATATTTCCTACGATCAGACTGTCCAATTTGCATCGAATGGTAAGTGGATTAGTGTCTTCCGCGACGAAACTGGTCGCTATGAACGACCGATTCATTATGCTACCAAGATGGAAAACACTTTTGGTTGAGGATGTTTCAATGCCTAAGATCTATCAGACAATTTTGACCAACTTTGGTACTACGGTGTATACCGGTCATGCCTCACATGAAGCGGCGCAGGCTGCTGAAAAGAGCGGCTTTGAATGTACCATTCTACTTGATGGTTCGTTTGTTGGGTCTTACTCTCCCATCTCTGGTTGGAAGTTTTTCTGATGGTAAAGATTGGTAATCGAGTCATTACTCCTGGTGGTCACATAGGTACAGTAATTAGTATCTTAGATGATACAACAGTTGAAGTAGAACTTGATTTTGGTGGATTGATGCATTATAATGTACATTCACTTAAAGTAATTTTAATGCCGGCGTAGGCTTCTGGTGAATCCGCCCTCCTTACAAGTGGGTTTTAGGTGAGTTCAATTCTCACCGCCGGTACCATTTACTAAGAACGATCCGACTGTACGATCTAGTATTAGTTTTTAAATCCAAGTCCTGCGGCCACAGATTCATCTGTGTTGACCGTTCAGGATAAGTTGATGATCGGATGACATGCCAGTGGAATCCGTAGACCAAGAGAGAGGGCTGGCACCTTTTCTGTGCTTGGATTTAAGATGAAATATTTTACTGATGGTAAACGGCATCTTGTTTGTGTTCCATATTCAATTGAGAACCTCCACGAGATGGCTAAGCAATTAGGGTTAAAGAGGTGCTGGTTTCATAAGAATCATTACGATCTACCTAAGAGGCGCCAGAAGGAACTTGAAGCTCTATGTGAGATCGTTTCTTCTAAAACAATTATTGACATTATTAAGAAAAATGAGTATATATAAGACTATAGAGATCATTCCCTAGGGGCCGGATGGGTACTGGCACCTGCCTGTTAAGCAGGACGTTACAGGTTCGAGTCCTGTCTAGGGAGCCACTGATAAAATCCTTGATCATAAGTCAAGGTTGCAGCCGATATTGAGAGTCTTTATGGACCCGTAACTCAATAGGTCAGAGTAACCGCCTTTTAAGCGGTAAGTTCTCGGTTCAAGTCCGAGCGGGTCCACCAGTTAAGGGTTGCTACTTAATAGGCACGCGTAGACTCACGGTTAGGTCTACAACCAGTTTATGGTGGACATGGTGTAGTCGGAAGTCATACGGGCCTGTGAAGCCTGAGGAACGAGTTCGAACCTCGTTGTTCACCCCATTATTGAAAAGTGAGGGGATCGTTACCCCTACGTCACCCCAAATTAATGCCCGTTTAGCTCAGTGGGAGAGCAACGAGCTGATAACTCGTAGGTCGGAAGTTCAATTCTTCCAGTGGGCACCAAGAATTAATGTCTCGTTGACAGAATGGCAATTGTCGTGGTCTGCAAAACCATCGTACTCGGGTTCAATTCCCGAACGGGACTCCAGTTTAGGATATATGATGAAAGAAGAATGCTTTGGGAATGCTTATGAAGACTGTGATAAGAAAGCAGAATATATAAGACATACTCAATTTGCAGGTTCACATTATCTTTGTGAACCTCATGCTCAAGAAGATGAGAACTTTATGAAAAATGATTCTTATACTTGTTGGGTTAAACTTAAAGAAATATGAGGGTGTCGTAGTTTGGGAACTGCGCTAGATTGCCAGTCTAGAGATGAGGGTTCGATTCCCTTCATCCTCTCCACCTTATGGGCATGTTAGGCAACCACCAACCATACGGCGCCCGGTATTTGGGTTCGAGTCCCATTATGTCCACCAGTTATATTGCCCTTTCCTCTAATGGTAAGAGAGCGGACTCTGAATCCGTCAATCAAGGTTCGAGTCCTTGAGGGGCAGCCAATCAAGTGAGATTAACATGGAAGATCTTTTTGACTCACCTGAGTTTAAGAAAGCTTTTTGGGACTGGTTTGATAATCTCCCTAAAGCTGAACGTGCAAAGTTTCTAACTTACAAACACAATATTGCAGAATTAAACTTCTATAATACAGTTTGGTCTAAGCGAGTACATAATGCTTAAAAATATCTATATTCTATACATTGACAATAAAGACTCAATTTCTTATAAAGATGATTGCGTTGGGACTTGTTTAAAGTTCAATTTTAATCCTATTCCAGTACTTGGTTATAATGGTGCTACATATCAAGAACTATGTAAGGAACTAGATGTTCCAATCATTCCCTTCTATGTAAATCAGATAAGTACTAAGTCTAAAGAAATTAACGGTGCATTCTCTTGTTCCGCAGGTCATTATCGTATTTGGCAAAAAATTGTCGAGTCTGGTGAGCCTGGCGTTGTTTTAGAGCATGATGCAATTGTTAAGTATGACTTTAGTTCAGTTGAACCTGTGGATAATGAAATTTTATGGCTTGGTCCTAGAATCGACTTAGAATACGACTACAATGTTCCATCTGATGTGTCGTATGATTATGTTGAGGTGGATAGATTCGAAGGTACTCACGCTTATGCTATCACACCAGCCACAGCAAGATATCTAATTTTTTGCTTTGAAAAGTATGGCTTTAATGATTCGCTTGATGGTCAACTTGGTATGCGAAACATGTTCGATCTTAAGATGCGGACACTTGATCCACCCCCAGTAGTAGCTGTAGTAGGTAACAGATCATCTTGTATTGAAACAAGTGGCAATCCTGGCTTTTGGAATGCTTATAATACACAAAAGTTCTTAAAGTATGTTCGACCTGGGGCTAAGATTGCACCAGAACGAAAGCTTCATTACTCAAATAAGATATTTGATCTTCAGATTCCAGCACTTAATGTTGTTTTTGATAACTACTTTAATGCAGATCGAAAGCTTAATGTTCTGGTTCTTGGTGGTTATGAAGGTAGATCTACAGTCTGGCTATCTAATAAGCTATTAAGTCATAATGATAGTCAGATGCATGTTATAGGTTCATTTAGAGGAACTTATGAACAGAAGGAAGCTTATTGGCCTTCACAAGATCTTGAACAATTGTTCAGATATCATACTTACTTTTCAAAGTATTACTACAAGCTTAATACAATTCCAGTAGAATCTACTAGTGTAATGCTTGAAGCTTTGACTGATCCTGATATTAAGTTTGATGTCATTTATGTTGATGGTGAACATGATCTTAAAAGTGTTCTTACTGATGCTATTCTAAGCTATAATCTATTAGCAGATAATGCATTACTCATTTTTGATGATATAAACATTGACAGTGTAAAACTTTCAGTTGACTTATTTGCTCAAACTGTTAATGTAAAGAATATACATAGAGACAATTTAATTTCTGTGTATCGCAAATAACATTCCCCGTTCGTTTAACGGCAGGACCGGTGGTTTTGAGCCATCAGATTGGGGTTCGAATCCCTGACGGGGATCATAGAGTTCAGGATTTTATAAATAGAGCATATAAGACTCTTTTATAAAATCCTGGACTATAAACATGCAAAAGTATTATACAATTTATCAGATAACAGACTTACTTAATAATAAAATTTATATCGGTAAACACGAAACATATGATCTTAATGATAATTACATGGGTTCTGGTAAATTATTAACTAGATCTCAAAAGAAACACGGTTTAGAAAATTTTAAGAAAGAACTTCTTTTCATATTTAGTTCAGAAGAAGAAATGAACTCTAAAGAAGCTGAACTTGTAACCGAGGACTTCTGCCTTCGTGAGGACACTTACAATATCTGTCCCGGAGGAAAAGGCGGTTGGGGTTATATTAATAAGAATGGAAAAAGAAATGGTTTGGAAGTAACCATGTTTGTTCTTGAATATAGAAAAATATTTTTTGATGGATTAAATAAGGGAAGAGTTACTCAAAAGATATTATGGAAACAAAATGGTTTATGGGCAGAAGAAAGAAGAAAAAAGGTTTCAGAAAGCAATAAAAATTATTATAATAATGGCGGTGTTAATGGATTTAGTGGTAAAATTCACACCGAAGAAACTAAGAAAAAAATGGGAATTGCAAATTCTCTTTCACAATCTGGTTCAAAAAATTCTCAATTTGGGTCAATATGGATTACAAATGGTACTGAGAATAAAAAAATAAAAAAGACAGATATAATTCCTGAGAATTGGTATTCTGGAAGAAAATTAAACAACAAGTGAAGGACTATATTATGATTGATACTGATGCAACTACCACTGATGATCGGCTACGCCTACTTATTGAACGTGTCGAGCGCCTACAAGATGAAAAGAAGGGCATTAGTGACGACATCAAGGATGTTTTTGGTGAAGCTAAAGCCACTGGGTATGATACCAAGGCTATGAAGGAAATCATCAAGATCCGTAAGAAGTCACGTGATGATCGAATGGCTGAGGAAGCTATTCTTGAGACTTACAAATGCAGTCTTGGAATAGATTGACAAACGAAGAATTCTACAAACATGTGGCTGGGATACTTGATACTACCTACGACTGTAAACCATTCCCATGGACGTCTTCCAGACGCACCAGGTGGAACAACAGAGCTCCAGGTAGTGGTAGGTATCCCGGCTACGGGTTGATTAGGTGCTTTGGTGAGACTGTCCATGTCGCACTTCAAGATCCTCTAATCTCAAAAACTTTTAAAACAAAAGAAGAAGCAATGCTCTTTTTGGTTGACATTTTTCCATAGCCGTGGTAGACTAAATTATAAGGAATGGAGATCAATATGATTGCTTGTGATCTTATCAAAAAGCTCAAGAAGTTTCAAGGTCCGGTTTTTGTCGAACTTTCTAACTTTAATGACACTATGTATATACAGGCAGTTAAGAAAGATTTGATCAATTTGATCGAGACCAAGTTCGAATTGAATTCGGAGACTGGCTTTGAGATGGATGACTCAGGTTTTATGAGTAAGGATTACTGATATGCTTTGCGATTTTTGTGAAGAATACTTGGAAGTACATGGAACAGAACGGTCTGGTCACTGTTATGGTTGTGATTTTGTGAATGAAGATAAGACTTCTGAAGCTGATGAAGGTGAATTTTAAGTTAATGGACCTGTCTTAATAATAGGCTAATAGCGGGACTCTTAATCCTTGCGATCCGGGTTCGAGACCCGGCAGGTCCTCCAGTTAAACCGAGTTAGGCGGATATTAGAGCTCGTACTAGTCAACAATAGGATACGTATCCATTCCGTTTTGTTGTGTTCATAGTACTGCCGTGTGGGACAAAACTCGACCCACAGGGAATACGATAATTCCCATCTTTGTGACGGCGTGGTGTAAACGGTGAACACGCGGGTTTGTGGTACCCGAGTTAGGAGTTCGAATCTCCTCGTCGCGACCAATTAGAAGGATTTAAAATGCAATATAAAATGTACTGCATCTTTGCACTTGAATCTGTAAAGAAGATGAATGGAATTCGAGGTAAGATGTGTACTCAAGCAGGACACGCTTACCTCCATGCGTTTTGGGACGCTAACTATGCTGCTAATGTAGAACCGTTTACTACGGAAGAAGTATTAATTGCAAAACGCAAAGTAGATCAAGCACAGGCGTACTATAATAGTGACCGTGCATACAAGATTACGTTGATCGTAGATACTGTGGATGAACTCAAGACTCTACAAGAAAAGTACAAGAACATCTGCGGTACTAGTCTTGTAACTGATGCTGGGTTCACAGTATTCGATGAACCTACGACTACTTGCTTGGGTCTAGGTCCAATTGCAGAAGATAAAGTTGGTCCGGATCTTAGATCCCTTAAGACATTCACATAAATAGAATTGGCGTTGATCCAGAGACTTAATGCGGGAAACGGACCGCGCCGACAAATTTTGGAGTAGATAAGCGAGGCGGCCCTCGTCTTGGTTTTGAAAACCAAAGGTACCACTAAGACTGGTATTCGGATCGACACCGAACTGCTCCTCCACTTTTTGGTTGACATATTTCTCGGTATGGATTATACATAATCTATAGGGAATGGAGTTTAACATGGTTTTGGTTGTTTACCGTTGCTATGACAACAAGGAAGAAGAGTCCATGTTTCTTATGGACTCTGAAGATGATGCAAAGGACTGGCTTGATACTAAGCCTGCTCGCCCTCTTGGTTTTGAGGACCGTGACGGTTATTACTTCTTTGAAGCTTATCCGTAAGTTTAAGAAAAGTTTGGAGATCGACATGAAGCCGCGTAATCCAGTTGCAGGTAATGCTTGGAAATACAATGTTCCGAAGGTTGTGCCTGATAAGAAAACCACTTATCAGCGGCGCCGTCTTCGCAAGTTTGAATATGATCGCGTTTATGACGAATAATGCCAGTGGGTCAGGGACCGGTCGGCTCTCATAAGGCTGACTAGGTGGGATCGTTACCCACTTCTGGCACCAAAAGGATTTTGTTATGACTGATTTGATTGCTGCAGTTCGTGAACATGCACTTGCTAACTATGAGAAAGATGGTTGGGACTATTTGGTTGAGTGTTGGAGTGATGAGGATATTGCAAAAGAGATTGGAAGATCTAGAACAACTCAGGGTGCTATCTCAAAATGTCGCAGAGTTGTAAAACTTCTAGATGAACGTAGACAAGAAGTTCGAGCAGAAATTTGGTAATTAAGAATATGGACGATTAGCACAGTTGGTAGTTGCACGGGTCTTTTAAACCTGAGGTCCTGGGTTCGAACCCCAGATTGTCCACCACTTTACTTTTGGAGAATATTATGGATTCTGATGCTTTTGCAAAGTTTGTCGGCTCAATTATAGCTAATATCATTCTAGGTTGTATTATGTCATTCCCTATAATGTGGCTATGGAATGATTCACTTGTTCCTGCTGTGACATGGGCTAAGGCTATTGACTGGTCATCAGCATTTGGTCTATGGATACTTGTTGGTATTTTCACCGGTGCTGTGCATACTACGTCTAAATAAGTCTGGAGTGTGAACCAGCCGAGGTGCTGGCACCGCTTGGAAAGCGGTTGGGACCTCTAAAACAGGTCTGGATGGCGGGAATCCCGCGCTCCTCCATTATGAAAGAAAATTGACATGTGGATTGTATTACAAATTTTACTTCTTATTCTTAATCTTGGTCTAGGATTTAATAACATTGCTAATAATATAAATCCATATATAATTGCTACATATTTCTTTGCCGCTGGATTTGCAGGAATGGGTGCTATTGCAATGGCACCAAAATAATACACGGAAGGTCAAGCAGTCGGGTGATTGTCACGGTTTGCTAAACCAGTGGGGCTATAGTGATATAGTCTGAGGATCGGGACCTCGGCCTTCCTCCACTGAAAGAATTTTATGTCTAAGAAGAAAAAAGAAGAAACAACAACACTTATGAAGTGTGCTGTTTGTACTTCTTGCTATAGATATAAAAACAGTAGAAGTGATAGATGCCATTTTGGTGGACCTTATTATGGATATGTTCAAGTAGAATAATTGCCCACATAGTTGTAACGGCAGAACGGGTCCTTGGTAAGGATCAAGTCGGAGTTCGATTCTCCGTGAGGGCACCAGATATAAATAGATTATGCCTGTGTAGCCCAAATGGAAGAAGGCGAGGGGTTCAAAACCGCTTACAGTGTGAGTTCGAGTCTCACTACAGGCACCAAGTTAATGCCCGGATACGCAAATTGGCAAAGCGATTAGGTCGAGAGCCTAATGTCTGAGGGTTCAAGTCCCTCTCCTGGCACCAGAATTATATGTCTCTCTAGTTCACTAGTTAGAATCCCAGATCGACATTCTGGAGAAGTAGGAGCGTAACCTACGAGAGATACCACTGATGACTAAAGTTTGGAGATTAAAAATGAACTACATGGAAAGCGATATCTTCTAAGCTAACTTACTAGCTAGGAGATAAAACATGAACTACCTCTATCCTCTCATTGCTATCCACATCGATGGCAAACCTATTCTTCTTTATTCCAACGATGCACTTGCTTCCTTCATTGGTAAGTACGGTCAGTTCACTGAACATCACGTTGATTACTACTATGATATTAGTTCTTTTATGTATCGTAGAAAGACCAACGGCTGGATTGTTCGTGATGATCGTGGCAAAATTGTTAAGTACGACGATGTAGTTTCCTTTGGAACTAACTGGAAGTACTACAACAAACGGCAGGCTGAAATCCGAGGAATTGCTGCAAAGGGACTTCCTATTCCTCGTACTGGCACTAGCAAGGCTGGTTGGAAGATGAACCACGTTGCTAAGAAGAACAGCGGTTCTGGTCACCGCAATCGGAACCGTGCTCTTGCCATCTATGATGCTAAGGAATATGATGTTAAGAACAACGTCGGTAACAGAGTAATTCCCTACGAACATTGGTGATAAGATGAGTGACGAACATAGAATTAAACAATATGAATTTTGGTCTAAAGAGTCTAAAAAGTATCTGAATCTCTATGTTCAGAAATCCGTACTTGAAAAACTTCCACAATCTGAACTTGATGTGTATAGATATGCAATGTGGTATTGTCAAGAACAGACTAGAAAATGCTATTAATCGGAGAGTAAACTAGCCGAGGTGCTAGTGCCGTTTCGAAAACGGCTGGGACCCCTAAGACGGGTCTGGGTGGCGGGAACCCTGCTCTCCTCCAACTTTTGGAGTTTATATTATGAATGATATTCTACCAGGTTATCTAGTCAAGATTAAGTCTTGGGAAAATGATTTAGGCAATTATAATACAACTGAGTTTAGTGGACTTACTGAGTCTGCCGCTCGTGTTTTGATTTCTATTGCTAAACTTTTCTATAGTGAAAATGATGGTAGCTTTATAAATGGTAAGTGGAAAAAGCTAAGAGAAAACGCATTCGGTAATTCTGATATTGACCGGACGAGAGATGCTCTTACACAAGCTATCACTCAAATTGTTGATAGCGCTCGTAGACTCAACTATGATATTCCTAAAGAATGGGATTTTATGAATCCTGACTATGCAGACTTTGTAAATGATATTCGAAATAGTCTCAGTGATTTTTATCAAAAATCTATTTATGATCTCATTGGTATCTGGTGCGAAGGAGAACTATATAGAGTGTTTGATAGCTTTGAAGTCTATCTAGTACCAGAAAGTTCAATTAAGAATGTTACCGCTGATTTTGGCGGATAAATAGAATTCTTGGGGGCGTGACCAGATGGCAAATTGGTACAGTCGGCTGGTTTAAACCCAGTGGTTTTTGAGGGTTCGAGTCCCTTCGCCCCTACCAACTTAGTTGTTTACATAATTCACGTTTTATGGTAGACTAAACCATAAGGAGTGTTTATGATCTTTTCCGAAAATCTTAAAATCCTGGGGACTGCGTTCCGCCAATATGGCTTCGAAATTCGAGTCGTTGGTGGTGCAGTCCGCGATAGCATTCTCAAGATGGAACCTAAGGACATTGATCTGTGTGTCAATGCTACACCTCAGGAGATGATTGAGATTGTAGAGGATATGGATTTCTCTTACATTCCTACTGGTCTGCAACACGGCACGATTACGATCGTTGTGAATGGTGAGCAGTTCGAGGTTACGACTCTGCGGATTGATACCGAGACTGATGGTCGGCATGCAGTCATTGCATATACGCGTGACTTTGAGGCTGATGCAGCACGCCGTGATTTGACTATCAATGCTATGTCGATGGACTTTGATGGTAAGATCTATGACTACTTCGGCGGTCAGGAAGATCTTCTGAACTATCAAGTTCGGTTCGTTGGTGATGCTGATGCTCGTGTCAAAGAAGACTATCTGCGCATTCTGCGGTACTTCCGGTTCATGGCTCGGTTCGGCAACATCAATCAGTGTCTGGATGAGGTCAAAGATATCTGCACCAAGGAAAATCTGGACGGTCTTAAGACTGTGTCGGTTGAGCGCTACTGGTTGGAAATGCAAAAGCTTGTCACCAGTCTTTATGCAAATGAAGTTCTGGATTGCATGTACTATCATGGAGTTCTGAAAGCTCTGGGTCTCGGCAAACGGCGCCACTGCACTATCAAACAGTCTGCCGTTGGTGCTCTGGGTACTATGCTGAGTGTTGGTACTCTGGATTCTTTTCTCTTTAAGTGGAAACTCTCTGCTGATGAAGCTAAGCATCTTCGCTGGATTGTAGAAAATTGCTACAAGCGGTGGGATTGGAGGGAACAGTTGGTTGATGGAGTTCCACGTCAGTGGGTTCTGGATCTTTCTTGGATTGAGCGTGATCAGTTCATGCCAGTTCGAGTTGCTAATTGGGAAATCCCTGTGTTCCCTGTGACGGGTCAAGATCTACTGGATCGTGGTATGAAGCAAGGTCGGGAACTAGGTGACGCTCTGAAGAACCTGCGAGACGAATGGAAGAAGTCTGACTTCACACTGACTAAGAATGATCTGCTGGCTTAAGTTGGCAGATCATTTTTATTTTAAAAACAGTTGACATTTTTCCTTAGATGGGTTATACATAATCTATAGGGAATGGAGATCAACATGCTTACTCTCTCTGACATCAATGCTCTCACTGACAGCCATGACGGTGACATCTACTCGGACCTCTATAAGGACGTTTATGGTATGCGTCCTCGTGGTTCAACCTTCGCTTCGTTGGACGAGTTTCAAGAAGACTTCGATCAACTCTCTGAACAGCTCTCACGCCAGATTGATCAGGAAGCACTTGATCAAGCCGCTTGGTTTGAGGAGTTCAAGGTTCGTGTTGCAGATACCATGCAGATGGTAGTTAATTGCACCAGCCGTGAAGCTGCAGTTAAGATTATTGCTGATGCTGAAGGCATCCGAGCCGATGAGATTGAGTTCTATGGTTGGGAAGTTCTTGAATATCGTCTTTGTCTCCGCTTTAATTCCATTAAGAACTGGTTGAAGGAAGAAGCATAATGTACGTAGTCGTTGAGAATTCTTCATATAGTCTTGCAGTCTATGGTCCATATGCATCAGCAGATGAGGCTGAAGCGGTAAAGAATGAAATGTGGTGCAGACATGCGGAAAATAATTTTTCAGAACTTATTTCGTATCATGTCCGGCAAGTTAGAGAAGTGGGTTTTATGTAATGATTACTCCTAGTAGTCGATTGATGATCTTTGTAACACTTATAGAATTTGCGGTCTCAATCGAGAAAGCATATAATCACGATATTGCTTGGCTGATTATGAGTGTGACATTTACTTTACTTGGTGGTTTTTTGTCTATTCTATTTACAAAAGAAGGTTTGTAATATGACGTTTGATGAATGGTTTGATTCGCGACTTCCTGAATCTGATTTTGCAGATCACATGAAGATAATTAGATTATCTTTCAAGGAAATTGCCAAAGAAGCTTGGGATGTTTCTGCCGAACAGTCATTCCATTCTTGTCAACCTTTTGCTTAGGAGCTTTAACTTTTGTACCATTTGTTTCTTGATGACGAGCGAAACCCAGGTCAAGTTACTTGGGTTGGTATTCCTTATGCTAACTATCACATTGTCCGCAGCTATAATCAGTTTGTGAATCATATTGAAGCATTCGGGGTTCCTAAATTTGTGACATTTGATCACGACCTTGCCGAGCAGCATTATGCTGCAATGCTCGATGAAGTTAACGACAAAAACAATGTCGACTATGGACCTGAAAAGACTGGTTATGAGTGCGCCAAGTGGCTTGTGGATTACTGCGAGCGGAAAAGGTGTAGCTTTCCTGATTATACCATCCATTCGATGAATCCTATTGACTCCAAGCGAATCAGAGACTACATTGAAAGTGCTAAAAAGAATCTGCCAATCTGAATAAATTGGTTGACATTATTCTTAGTGTGGTTATAATGATACTATCGGTTCAACATATAATTAGGATTTGAATATGGCTATAATGTATGATATGTGCTACAAGGTTGATTCCAAGTCTAAGGTACGGATTTGGTATATTGAACAACAGGACGATAAGTATCGTACATGGGATGGAACACAAGGTGGAAAGATTAAGTGTTCTGAATGGCGGATAGCTTTTCCTACTAATCTTGGTCGGTCTAATGAACGTGATGGTTCTGCTCAAGCCGCATTTGAAATTGAAGCTCTCTATAAGAAGAAGTGTGAAAAGGATTATCATACTTCCATTGAGTCTGCTAAGACTGGTGGATCGCATATCTTTGAAGCTATGCTGGCTGAGAAGTATGATGCCAAGAACTTTCAATCTGGTTTTGCTCAACCTAAGCTAGATGGCTTCCGTTGTATCGCAAATAAGGACGGATTATGGAGTCGTTCTGGAAAGCCATTTGTTTCCAGTCCTCATATTATGGAAGCTCTTGCTCCTCTCTTTGCCGAAGATCCTGATCTGATTTTTGATGGTGAACTTTACAACCATGAGCTTCGGGATAACTTCAATGAGATTGCAAGCCTGATTGGTGTGAAGTCTGACAAGAAGCTGACGCCTGAGCACTATACCAAGACACGTGCGATGGTTCAATACCATATCTACGATGTGCCCTCTCATAGCGGTAACTTTGCCGAACGGGATGCGTATCTGGAGAGTCTTTTCTTGGATGAGGAAGATCCATGCCCTAAGTGTCTTCGTCTGGTTTCTACTCAGGCTGTTTTCACTGCTGATAGTTTTGACCAGTGTCATGGCGAATGGCTTGAGGCTGGTTACGAAGGTTCCATGTGGCGTAACAATACAAAGTATGAGAATCGCCGGACTAAGAACCTTCTGAAGCGCAAGGATTTTCTTGACGAAGAGTTTGAGATGATCAAGACTGAGGAAGGTCAAGGTAACTGGGCTGGAGCGGCAAAATCTGTTTTCTTCAAGGTTCCAGGTGCCGCAATCAACTTTGGTGATTTGTTCTATAATCCTGGTAGTGATGAGATGCTACAGTACTCCTCAACTGTAGTTCCTTCTGAAGGCTCTGTCCGTGTCGCTAAGGCTGGAATCAAGGGATCTTATGAGCGAGGTGTAGAACTTCTTACTGAGACTCATAAGATTGTGACTATCAAGTTCTTTGAACGAACTCCTGATGGTGTCCCTCGGTTTGGTGTAGCTACTATGTTCCACGGTTTGAAGCGAGAAATTTAATGTATTTGACTTATATTAAAACATTTAAAGAATGGCTAAGTGAGCGCTCATTTGGTTACTGGGTTGGTGTTTATGGTATCGTTGCTCTACTAACCTTTGGCTTTGCTTCAGTAGAACATCATAATGAAAAGGCTAGACTTCAAGCTTTTAAAGATGCTCAATGTTCAACATTAGAAGATCGAGTTGCAACTGGTAAAGATTGCTATAGTTTAGATTTTGATAATGATCCTGATGGAATGGTCGGTCTTTTTTCTGGTGTGTTTTGGCCTCTTTACTGGACTAATAAGACATTTTCAGTTCTTATGCCAGGTCCACAAATGCCGACTGTCGTGACTAAAATAGTCATTCAGAAAGAATATATTTCAGAAGATGCAGAAACCGATTGACATTTTTCTTATGGTATGGTAGACTAAACTATAAGGAATGGAGATTGACAATGTTTTCCGCCATCTCCACCAGTAGTTATGAGGCGCCGAAAGAGGCTAGATGTTGCTTACTCATAACTACTGATGGGGATGAAACAGGCTCGATTTTCGTGAACTTCTTCATAAAAGACAATATAAATAAGATATTGGTTGCTTGAAAGCTGACAATAAAGACGGAAAGACGCGGGGGCAGTACCCGCCATCTCCACCAGTAGTTATGAGGCGCCGAAAGAGGCTAGATGTTGCTTACTCATAACTACTGATGGGGATGAAACAGGCTCGATTTTCGTGGAATAGGGATATTGCTTAGACTGATTCGGTGGCTGAGCGGCCAAAACAAACTAAATGTCGCATCTAATGATAACGATATTGTTGATTACGCACTAGCTGCCTAATTTAACATGGGTTTGGTGGGTACCTTGAAACAGAAACCCACCACTTAGATGAGTGCTGGTCTTGATCGGCAAATAAGCAGGAAGAGGAGAGCGCACCTCTCCGATGGATATCCGACATTAGATCGGCAAACTCGACCCAACCAGCATTCTTCTAAGTTCTATTTTGTCTATCTACTAAGTAAGCCCTTCTCTTAGGGGGAGCCGAAAGGTCCTAGACAACGGGTTCGGTGGTACCTTTGAACAGAAATCCACCACTTAGATGAATCCATTGGTTACCATGGTCGGAGCTGAACATGGTGTAATTTAGTTCTCCGAAATTCCAGTGGGTTCATCTAAGTTTGTGTATAAATAGTCTGTCCACTGTCTCAGGACTAAGGACTGATACACATACACAAAGGAATTACTATGTCACTAGATACCCCATATCTCCTACGCATGGAGATGATCAAACTAGCTCAACAGAGAGCTTCAGAAAAGTTTCACGTAGAGTGGCAAACTGCTACCGAAAAGGCAAGAATCAATGAAAGTGCTCAGTTTTTGGTTGAGGTCCCACCTTATCCTACTGGTGATAGCATTATTGAAGAGGCAAAAAAGTTTAAATCTTTTGTAGATAAAGGTTGACATTTTAAAGTAAATGATTATATTAAACTAATAAGGGATGGTTACTGCAAACCGACTCAAGCCTTCGGGCGCATATGTACCTTCGGGTACTCTCGATGTTAAATCCGGTCACTGAGCGCTTCGGCGACTCATGCTATTAACAACGGCCTGGCGGACCAGGAGTAGGTGTCCTACCCGAATGTAGGAATAGGGCTTCTCCGAATAGAAGAAGAGGTAAAAATCCGAATTCAAATAACATCCCGTTGAAATTTAGGTAAGTTACAGCCACTCGCAAAACTTTTAAAAAGGCTTCGGCCAGGACGATTTTCGATTTTGTACGTCTGGAAATAATACAAAGTAGGCAACTTACCTGTTATCTTATGCTTTGTTAGCTCAGTGGTCAAGAGCGGTGATCTCTAAAATCATGCCGTCGGGGGTTCAAATCCCCCACAAAGCACCACTTTACTTAAATAAAGGAAATAGTATGAGTACCGAAACTATGTAGCCGTATGACGCAGTAGGACCTCCCGAAGGTTTAATAAGATCAAACAAACTCTTATTAAACAAAAAGGAATCCTATTATGTCTACTTTTATTACTACATTCAAAACTAAAGCAAAGAACAAGACACTCACAGCAGCAGATATTATTGCACTATGTGTCTATAAAACTATGAAGGCTAAGTCAGAAGACAAGGTCACAATCCTCAAGCATTTTCTCACCAAATCATTTACACCAGGTAAGGTATGTGCTCACCGTCAGTATCCTTACCAGTCTATTACCAATAATATGTACGGGTTTAAACATAAACTTCGTGGTGGTAGAGTTTGGATAAATGATAGTTGGAAACAAACTAATGGTTGGATTCTTAACACTGAAATTACTGAACTTCTTACAGAAGAAGAAATAGTTAAGTTTAGAGAACTTGCTGCTATGATTACGTCTGACTTTGTGAAAGGACTTTGATATGAGATACTACAGTTATTTTTTCACCCGACAAGATATGTCGCCTGAGCAACAAGTAGTTCAGACTGCACATGCTGCTTTTCAACTTGGTGTTCATTCTCAACGAGCTATTGTTGAAAAGACTGCTTCTGGTGATGGTTACGTCTCTTGTCAGTTTAATGATAAGGTAGTTCCTGAACAGACTCACTTTACACTAATTGGTGTTCGTGATGCTGGTGCTCTTAATGCAGTTGAGCGAATACTTAAGAAGTTTGGTTATCGGTATGAGAAGTTCTTCGAGCCTGATCTAAAAGATGGTGAGTTTACTTCAATTGCCGTTTATCCAATCTCTGAGTATGACCGAGATGTTTTAATGGCATTTAATTTGCTTAAGATCGCAAAAATTGGTTGACATTAAATGTAAACTATGATAGATTGAATAATATTGAATTTGGGTTGTCTACAGCATTATTTTTATGGAATCGGTAAAGCGTGGTGTTCGAATCCCACCGCCCACACCATCATTCATTACCTCTTTGGCGGACGCAGGTCGGAAGTGGCATTCTCGGTTACACGTAAGTGATCATAACGGTGACTGTGGTCTGTGATAAGGTCTCCTAGATCAGGGAGATACCTCACGTAATGAATGTTGATGTGGGTGTAGCCCAGTGGTAGAGGCAACCGACAAAATGTACAACCCGTTGAAATATGAGATTAGAATGTATTATTTTTGGTTAGGTTTTGATACTGAATTCTTTCACGAGATTGAAGCTCAGTGGAAACGTGAAGAGAAATGGGAAGGCGACTTTACTCGCCTTTGGTAAGAGATAAAAAGGTTTTTATATGATTAAACGAATTACTGTTAATCATTTAGCAGTATTAGCCGCATTATTTTTATCTTGTGTGTCAGCATACTTCTCCATTACTGGAATGGCTATGCTGTTCTCTGGTGCTACAGTTGCTGTTATGATTATGGCTACAGCATTAGAGTTCAGCAAGATAATTTCTGCTGCATGGCTCCAGCGCAACTGGAAGACTAGTCCAAAGCTTATTAGAATTTATCTGATTCTAGCTACGGTTATTCTAGTACTTCTTACATCAATGGGCACATTTGGTTACTTATCTCGAGCACATTTAGCAACAGCCGATAGTTTGCAGTTATCACATCTGCAAATCCAACCTCTTCAGGAACAATTTGATCTTGAACAGAGTAAACTTAAAAATGCTCAGACGTCACTTGATACACTAGATCGCTTTGCTAATACTTCCAATCCAAAAGATGCACCTTTTGTTCGTTATCTTCAAAAGGCTGAGAGGCAGCGGATTGACAATCAAATAAGCGATTCAACTGGAAAACTTGAAGTTCTCAATTCTAAGTTATTACCTCTTAAAACTAAAGAAGCGGTAACTACATCAGACATCGGACCACTCAAATACATTGCAGAGATGATTTATGGGAAGGATGCTTCTAATCACTTTGATGAAACGGTTCGTTTTGTCATTATCTTCATAGTAATGGTGTTTGATCCTTTAGCCATCATTCTTCTATTAGCTGGAAATTCTAGTATTAGTAATGAAGTGATATTACCACCTAAACGTAGACCGGGAAGACCACGAAAAGTCCCAGATAATATGGTATCCATCCCTAAATCTTCAATTATGGATTTTATGATGTAAGCCGTTGAATTTTTTGGTTGACATTTATTGTCAATTGTGTTAGATTAAATAATATTGAATTTAGGATAGTTTCAGCAACCAATTGCACTGCACTGATAAAGCAACCAGCAAAAAGCTATCCTGTTGCTCTAGGTTAACTTCCGCAACATATCTTGCATCAAACGCAAAACTTTAACCTGTATAATATGGAGAATAAATATGTCTTTTAAAAATGCTGTACTAAATACAACCGTTGCAACTCGTACCTGGAACGGTATGAAAGCTATCAAGTCTACTCTTTCCAACACTACAGATCTTTTCTTCAAGATAGGCGCATCAAGAGGAAAGGATATTACCGCTCAGTTCGAAAAGGCTTTCCAAGAGAATCCTGATATTGCACTTCGTATTGCACAGTGGGCACGTGATGCTCGTGGTGGTGCAGGTGAACGCGAGCTTTATCGTCAGGTTCTAAAGTATCTTGAAAAGACTCGGCCAGAAGTTCTTCTTGAAACTAACCTTCTAAAGAATACAGTTGAGCTTGGTCGTTGGGATGATCTTCTTGTCTTTACAAATGCTGCCGTCAAGGATAAAGCATATGGAATGATCAAGGAAGCACTTGATGCTGGAAATGGTCTCTGCAGCAAGTGGCTTCCAAGAAAGGGCCCTCTTGCAGTTGAGCTTCGTCAGACCTTTGGTTGGTCTCCAAAGTACTACCGTAAGCGACTAGTTGAGCTTACAAAGGTAGTTGAGACCCAGATGTGTTCAAAGCAGTGGGATGAGATTAACTTCTCACACGTTCCATCACTTGCTATGAGCCGCTACTCAAAGGCATTCGGTAAGAATGCTTCTGATTCGTTCACCGAGTTCAAGACAAAGCTCAAGAGTGGTGACAAGTCAGTCAAGGTAAATGCAGGTGCCGTATATCCATATGACATCACTAAGAACATAAAGTATGGTGATTCTGATCTTGCTGATGAGCAGTGGAAAGCTCTTCCAAACTTTATCGGCGATGCAATGGTCATGCCAGTTGTAGACGTATCTGGTTCAATGAGCACTCCAGCTGGTGGTTACGGTTCTAAGTCGACTGTAACTTGTCTTGATGTTGCAATATCCCTTGGTCTTTATTGCTCTGATAAGAACACTGGTCCTTTTAAGGATCTGTTTCTTACCTTCTCGACAAACTCTGAGTTCGTTCACCTAACTGGTACTCTATCCCAGAAGATTGCTCAAATGAGTCAGACTGAATGGAATATGTCAACTGACCTTAACAAGGCGTTTGAAGAAATTCTACGTGTCGCTAGAGAAAATGATGTGCCTGCAAAAGATATGCCACAGGTTCTTCTAATCATGTCAGACATGCAGTTTAACAGCTGCACTCGTTATGATGATTCTGCAATGCAGATGATCCGTCGTAAGTACACAGAGGCTGGATATGAAGTGCCACAGATTGTGTTCTGGAACCTAAATGCTGCGGACAATGTCCCAGTTAAGTTTGATACTAAGGGTGTTGCTCTTGTATCTGGATTTAATACCCACATACTAAAAGCTGTTCTTGCGGCTGATATGGAAGGTTTTACCCCAGAAGGTATTATGAAGAAAGCAGTTATGTCAGACCGATATACTGTTTAAGTTAACTATGGGAGATTCTTCGGGTCTCCCATTTATTTTGAGAAGGGAAACTATATGACAAAGAAAACTCTATCTATTTTTGCTGCACTTGATCGTTCTGGCTCTATGTCAGGTGAAAAGTGGACTAATGCTATTGCATCATTTAATGATTACGTCAAGGGTCTTCAAGATGAGAAGATCGAAGGTGAAATCACACTTGTAGCTTTTGACAGTATAAATGTTCCAAATGCTGTTAATGCTCAGGGGCAGACATTTCAATCTTATAAGTCAAATGAAAAGATTAGGCTTGAGAATATTGTAACTGCTCAGAGCATTGCATACTTTACACCAATTGATTCCAATGTTCTATCTCCATCTGGTATGACTCCACTTTATGATGCTGCTGCACATGTAATGGATCTTGCTTTGGCTAACAATGCAGATCGTACTGTGGTAGTTATCATGACTGATGGTATGGAAAATACTTCGAAGGAATATACTGCTGCTACAATCAAGAATAAGGTCAAGATTCTAACATTGTTGAAGTGGGAAGTCATCTTCCTTGGTGCAAACTTCGATGTTGCTCAATATACAGCTTCAGCAGGTCTTGAAATGACCAAGATGCGCAATTTTGATCTCAATGATCTCAATCAGCGTAAAGGTATGACTGCTTCATTTGTTATGAATTCATCAACCTATGCTACTACTGGTGCGGCAATGGATATGACACTAGACGCAAAATAAGGACTTATAACTATGGATAAAATTTTAGAAGAACTAAAACAAGAACGTGAATATCAGAAGACTAAGTGGGGTTCTAAGACCGACGATACACTAAACACACCTATGGATTTTGTAGGTTATATTAGCAACCATTCAACTAGATGGTTTCCTGGTGGCTTAAAGCCATATTCAGAAGCTACAATTCATAATTTTAGACAACAAATGATTAAGACTGCAACACTTGCAGTGGCTGCAGTTGAATATGCGGACAAGTTGCTTGATAAAAGTAATGTTCGTCCTGATGTAATGGACGGCGACTAATGAAAGAACGCCGGACTGATACACACGTCTATTTTGTTGGTGGTCCATTAAGTCAATGGTATGCATCACCATTCAAAGCTAAGATTCTAGATGCTGGCTTTCATTCTTTTAATACTTGCGAACAATACATGATGGCAGGAAAGGCTCTTCTCTTTAATGATGAAGAAGTTTTTCTTGCCATTATGCGTTCTACTAATCCAAAAGAACAGAAACAACTTGGTAGACAAGTACGAGGTTTTAATCCAGATGTTTGGAATGAGAATGCTCGTGATATTGTCTATGAAGGAAATGTAGCCAAGTTCACTAGCACTGACTTCTTTAAATCATATCTTCTTAATACAGAGAATCGATATTTAGTAGAAGGTGCAATTTATGATCCAGTTTGGGGAGTAAAGTTAGCTTGGGATGATCCTTTAATTGAAGATAGTAGAAATTGGCAAGGAACTAATTGGTTAGGTCAAGTCTTAATGGCAGTACGTAAAACAATTGGTTGACATTTTTATGTTATTGTAATATAACACAACTATAGGAAGTATAAATACACTTTCTAAATGGAATCTTTTGGTTTCATTACTACTCTTACACAGCTTCACGTCCTTATGTGGCAAGAAAGCGGATAATCCTAGGATTATCCACCGACAAAAACACTAATGACCAGCATTCCTATGTAAGAGGGGAATGGATATAGAAGATACAAAAGTTAAGTAAGTACTCTTCATATAGCGATTAAGTCGTCTAGTCATTAGAACTATGAGACGACTATGTTACGAACAATTAAAATACTAGCAACAATCCTTGTTGCATTTTTTACAATATCTTTCGCTCATGCGGAAACAAATCCACAAATAATCTGTCTAGCACAAAGTATGTATCACGAAGCGCGCGGGGAATCCGACAAGGGCATGATTGCTGTAGGTAATGTGGTAATGAATCGAATAAGATCTGGCCGCTTTCCCACTACACCTTGTGCAGTAATCAAACAAAAGACTCATAGATCTTGTCAATTCTCCTGGGTCTGCACTAGAATTCAGATCAGAGAACTTTCTTTATACAATCGAGCATTACAACTTGCAAGTAGAGTGTATAGTAATAATATACAAGATATTACACATGGTGCTCTCTTTTTTCATTCTTATACCAATAGATCATCTAGATTATATACAAATGCAGTGACAATTGGAAAACACACATTTTATCGAGGATAAGTTATGACTGATAATGATTTGATAATAAACAACGGACTAACCGCGGAAAAGTTTGTTTCCGAACTTGACAATATTGTTAGGCAATTCAAGATTGACACAATAGATGCAATTGTTTATTATTGTGAAAAGAATAATCTTGAAATTGAGACTGCAGCCGCAATGATTAAGTCGAATGCTAGAATTAAATCACGGCTGCAGTCTGATGCAGAATCACTAAACTTTCTACCCAAGCGTGCAAAGTTGCAGTTCTGATGAATAAGGATCCTTATTTCACTATGCTAGATACTGCTCTAGACCATGTAAGTAAACACGCTGAAAAAGCAGACCAACTTGCTTATGTCATTTATGGCCTACTTGAAGGTGATGATCCTGAGGGAGCAGCACAACTTCTGGCTGACTATGGATATACTGATGAAAATGGTGAGTGGATTGGTGAAGATGAGTAATTGGTTCTACCTTCTAGGTAGTTTCTGTTTTGCTCTAGGTACAATTCTTAATATGGTGAAGTAATGCAACCTTTCGACGCTTACAGAACATATCTGGCTATGAAGAATCACTTCAGCCAGAAAGGATACGATTATTTCAAATATCAAGGGAAGGTAAATGTAGGACAGAGTTCATTTGATACTCGTAAAGATAAGTACCAGTTTCATAAACTCTCCAAACATAAAGACCCAGAACAATACTTGGTAGCAAACTTCATCAGTCGTGATGTAAAGTGGATTGGTGATCTACTTGATGAAACAGCCGAAAAGACCTACACAGATTGGCTCAAGAGACAGCAATCACTTACATATAACTTTCAACAAGAACTAAACAATCTGGAATCAGACTTTCAGAACAATCTTATAGTAAAAGATGGACAGCATCCACTCTTACTAAAGCTATACCGACAAGGGATTGTCAGTATTGAGACTATGGTTATTCTTAATAGCCTGGTCAACTTCTTCCCATATTGGAACAGAGAAATAACTGATACAGTTCTCTGGCCAGAACTATATAACAAGATTCAAAAATACAAACCATTCGTAGATTTTGACTTTGAGAAATGTAAAAAGATTCTAAGTTCTGCGTTTGATATCTGAGTGCTTGTATATATAGTATGTCATTATGACTATGTGAAATCAATCGTAAACAACTATACAACGTAAAAGGAAATAATATGTCGTTTGCAAATCTTAAGCGCAATTCGAGTTCCAACTTTGAGAAACTCACAAAAGAGCTAACTAAGCTCAATTCCAATAACTACGACAACAACGAGATTGAAAATCTCTGGAAGCCTGCTACAGATAAGGTAGGTAATGGTTACGCAGTTATTAGATTTCTCCCAGCACCAGAAGGTGAAGATGTTCCATTCGTTCGTATTTGGGATCACGGATTTCAAGGACCAGGCGGTTGGTATATTGAGCGCTCTCTAACCACATTCGGTGAAAATGATCCGATTGGTGAGCATAATTCACAGCTCTGGAATACAGGTCTAGACGCAGACAAGGAAACTGTTCGTAAACAGAAGCGCCGCCTCTCCTACTACTCAAACGTCTACATTGTTAAGGATCCTGCTAACCCAGAAAATGAAGGAAAGGTTTTCCTTTTCAAGTACGGTAAGAAGATCTTTGATAAGTTAAATGATGTGATGAATCCTTCAGAAGCTTTTGCAGATGAAAAGCCTGTTAATCCATTTGATCTATGGACTGGCGCTAACTTCAAGCTCAAGATTCGTAAGCTTGAAGGTTATCCAAATTATGATAAGTCTGAATTTGATACACCTGCACCATTGAGTGAAGATGATGATGAACTAGAGGCAATCTACAAGAAGGAACATTCCCTTCAGGCTCTTCTAGATCGTAAGAACTTTAAGACTTATGATGAACTCAAGATCAAGCTTGATAAAGCACTTGGTAGATCTTCTACTAGTGCTCCTGCAAAGAACCGTGCTCCTGCTGAAGAAGCTCCTGCCTGGGAACCTAAGTCCGCTTCGGCCCCTAAGCTTGCCGAAACAAGCTCTGCTGATGATGACGATGACCTTGAATTCTTCCGAGGTTTGGTAGATGAAGAAGATTAAATAAATTGGGGAGCCGAAGCTCCCCTTTTTATTAGATTAGATAATCAAAGTACTCAGTGGTTGGTCTAATCATCTGTTTAGTTTGTGAGCTCTGAGATGCAATCATTGGCTGTTTCACATTTTTTGTAATCATATTATTCTTAACTATGATAGTAGGCGCATGTCTTTTAGTATGAGCTTTATTCATTGCACTTTGTGTTGATGTCGCCAACATTTGTTGTGATCTTGGTTGTCCTGATTGTACTTGATCAGGATTTCCATTTAATGGATTTCCATAACCAGACGGATTTATAGATTGACCATTTTTTCTGACTTCAAAATGTAAATGTTCTCCTTCAGAACGACCTGTATTACCAGATTTACCAATTAATTGTCCTGCCGATACTCTTTGACCTTTAGATCCCATACGTTGAGATAAATGTGCATATCTAGTTTGTGTTCCATCAGTATGATCTACATAAATTACATTGCCATATGTTTTAGAATATTCTGATCTAGATATGATACCATCCATAATACTATATACAGGTGTTCCTATGGAAGCTTTAATATCTACACCACCGTGTATATGGTCACCTCTATCTGTACCATATGAGCCAGTTATAGTATATCCTGAAGATCTTTGAGCATCTTTTTGTAATGCTGTATTATTAGATGTTAGTTTTCTACTTTTAATTTGCGTATTTGCATCTTCTTCACTTATTGGATAATGAGTAGAATCTTGATTAGTCCAAGTCTCGTATTTTACCTTACCATTACGCGGATCATTTGTCTTACTAACAAAGGTAATTAGACCACTCTTGTCTCGACCTTTCCAAATAGTACCTTTTCGGGCAGCAGAAGTACTTACATTTACATTCTTTGAAGATGTAGTCTTTTCATAGTCACCACCTGCTAGAGCAATAGCATTTGCAATTCGTTTGCCATCTGCTTGGCCTTCTGCACCTTCATAATACTTATTTACTATTAATGCAGCTTCCTTAGGGTCTCTAGCTGCTTTTAATCTATTACCTGCTCCCTTACGTGACCCTTCAGTTAGTTCATATTGAACGTAATTGAGTTGCTCTTCGAATGAAGATCCATAAATTGACTTACCATATAGAAGATTAAATTTATTTCGTCTGTCGGTATCCCATTGAGCAATACCATACATTCCAATTTCGTTTTTTGCATTAGGATCTAGATCTGCTTTTGATTCTTGTTGTAGATTACCTACGATACCTGCTGCTTGTTCTTTTGTCCAGCCTTTTGATTGAAAGAATGACATAGCTTGACCAGCATGAGCAGAATCTCCAGCAGGCTTTAGATTGCTATAATCTTCGCCACCACCAGTTACTGCATTAATAGCTCCACCAATTAATCCGCCTGTAAATAGACTAGCCATAAAATTAGCAAACTGACTAGCAAAACTTTGTTCAGATACTTTGGTAGTTTCTAATCTTTGATCTGATTTTTGGATTGCATTACCCGCGGTTCTATTAAGTTTATCCGATGTTTGATCTGGTCTGGAAAGTACTGCAGTTCCAATAGCTACAGCACCTGCAACTGCTACGGCCTTTCCTATATTCTTAGCAATACCAAGCTCTGGCATCATTTGCACCGATCCTGATAGATCCGTCATTTTCATTTTTTCATTTAGTGTATCTACTAATTTAGTTAGATTCTGTAAAGATGAAAGTAACGCAGTAGGTTTGGCATTAACTAAGTTGGGACTATTATCATTAGAAGTCTTAGATTGCTCTAGAATACTCTCATTTCTTGCATTGGCTTTACTTAACTGTGATGAATCAACAAGCTTGAGTATATTGTTATTATAAGTATTGATTGCACTAAGTGAATTGCGCTGTTGTGTGACGACATTAGAAACTTTCTTTATTTCTTTTGGGTCATCAAATAGCTTTATCTTACTATAAATTGCTTTAAGATCTTGATCATCATATTGTTCTAATTGAGCAAGCATTAAATGGCCTTAAAAATATAGCTGTTTAGCTAATGACATTGATAAATGATATGTAGGATCAGGAACATTACCAACACTAGCTTTACCTTGTTTGGTAATTACTTTTTGTGGAGATGGTAGATTAGTATTGTCATTTATAGCAATTAGTTGTGGTTGTTGCATTTCTTCATTCTGTTGTGATTTTTGAATGAGCTGTGTACTATTCATGTCTTGTGTTGGTTTACTTACTGGTGTAGCTTGAACATTAGATTCACTTACTGGTGCAGCAGTTGCGGCTTTAACACTAGATTCTGCGGCAGTTCCAGCTTGAACTTTAGATTCACTTGCTACCGCCGCTGAAGGTGTGGCTGGCGTAGATTCTGCTGCAGGTGCCTTACTCACACCCGTATCAAACGAACCAGAAGAACCACCACCTCCAAAACTTCCATCTCCGGAAGAGAATCCTGCATTCTTCATCACAGTAGCGGCTTGTCCTTTTACTCCATTACTTGCTGAATCTGCAGGTGGTGATGGGCGAGCATCAATACTTTTACCTAGAGCTGCTGAAACAAGACCTTTAACTACTGTGGTTATTTCTGACATTCGATCACCAGCATTTGGGTCTTCTTCAGGTTGAATGCCATACATTGCTGAATATATGTCACGTACTGTACTAGCAACAAATGCTGGAATTGCAGTTAAAGGCCCACCAAGACCTGATGCTGCATCCAATCCAGCACCAATAACATCACCTTCAAGTAGTCGTCCAATAGCAAAGCCTGCACCAGCGGCAGCACCTAATATTGGAATAGATTTAAGTACAGTTTTACCAAGACCTTTTTCTATAATTGGTGCCGCTAGTTTTTCAATTGCTTTAGAAGTAGAACCACCGAGTCTGGATGCCGCCTGAGTTCCAGATCTAATCCCTCTACCTATTACGTCTGCTGCTTTACCTAATCGTCCTGTTTTACTTATCTTTGATATATTATCATTAGCCGCAAGCTTTTCAACCATACTGGCTTCACGTCTGGCCGCTCTTGCGGCTTTATCTGCTTTACCAACTTTTGGTTTCTCAAAACCATAACGTTCTTTTAGATTATCTAAGAAACTATTACCATTAGACTCCTGAGCTTTTTCATCTAGTATATCTATTAATGAGCTAATTGAATTTGAAAGTTTTGCTATTTCATCATTTAATGGTTCTAGTTCTAGATTTGAACCACCTGGCTCTAAGTCACCATGTTTACCAGACTCTAGAATAGATTCTTTATTAGATGATTCGTTTGATAATAGTTGTGATACAAAATTATCTTGTTGCTTCTTTGTAATTGACTCAAGTATTTTAAGTTGATTGGCAATCAGATTAAATTGTTTTTCAAGTGTTTGTAGGGTAGGACTATTATCATTAGATACTCTAGTTGGCGTATCTAGATTTGGTATATTGACATTATTGGATCTATTACGTGAAGTCTGTGGTGAAAAGATACCTAGTGTCTCAGTAAATAGTTTAGTCTTACCGATATTTGTTTCATCAAGCCCATATCTTGATAGGAAGTTTTTAGCAAACTGCTTCCGTTTCATGGAATTGAGACGCTTTTGAGCGGCAGCACGTCTCTCAGTAGTTGGAGCAACCACTCGCTTGGTATTTGTTATCGGTGATTTAATGCCCTTGATAGTCGGGAGCTTCACTTAGATTTCCTCTGTCAACTTATTTTTTTCTTTATCTAAATATGCCATAAGGAGATCAATGTAAAGATCTCGTTCAAAAGGTAACATGTCTTCTATTTCGGTAATTGAGTATTTATGATGTTGAGCCATAGCAAAAATAGTAGTATAATAGTTTGCTAATGTGTTATGACTCAACGCCAGGTAAAAAAATCATTTAACGTAGTAAGTTCAATCTTACGCTTAGAGCCTAATGAATTAGTATATTCGATCTTATAATACATCTGAGGAATATTATCAAAGAATGCTTTGATTTTGTCAAATGTCTCTACATTAAGATCATCTAGCCATGCTGCAAGTTCATCAGAGTCGACTTCATTTGCAGGATATACGGTGTTCTCATCATATACAGATTCAATACATGAACGAATGAGATATTCAGTTAGTTCAGTTACTGTACTATTTTCTGGCACATTCTCAAGAATCTTGACTGATGGATATGACATAAGCATACCAATAGTATCCGTGATTTCAATCCGATTGGAGATTACAGTTTCAAGATTAGTTACAATAACCTGGTCTAGATCAATCTCAAAGTCATAAATCTTATCATCTTCATTATCTCTATAAGATACATTAATGACGTTATTTACCGACATTGATCTAAGCTTGAGGAAGATGAACTCGAGATCAAATGTAGCAAGCCTATCAACATTTAGATCACGATCAGCTTGGCAACAATTCTGGATAACTTGCTTGATTGCAAGAATAATATCTTTTTCAGTACCGCTCTGTTGACCCATGAGAAGAATTTTTTCTTCCTTGACTGTAAATGGTCTGAATAGAATCGGCTGTTTGGTTGAAGGAATTGTAAGTTCAAATAGCGGCTTGTCAAGTTTAGGTAGTGTCATAAGTTAGCTCCATTATTTAATAGGGAATGATCCATAAGTAATTTCAAAATCGGTATAAGCTATAGTTACTTGTAACTTTAATGGTTGACCATCAGCCCAATTAAGAGTTAGAGGTGTGATTGCTTTAGGAAATGCCTTATAAGCATTAAAGATCATTGATGCATTAGATTCAGTTGGGTCTGTATTATCATTATAAACATAAATTGTTAAATTAGTACTATAATAATCCTTATAACCTACTTCGTACGGAACCATGCCTGCAACAGAACCTCGTGCATTTCGCAATTGTGACTGACCTGCCGCATGAAAGTTTACTATAGTATTCATCCAGTCATAAAAGAATTTATGAACACCTGCTTTAGTATCCAATACAAAAGTTAAATTAATATCCTCATATACTACATTATAAGGATTAAATTCGATTGGACCATAGCCTATTCTTGGTGGTCCTTCAATACCTGCAAATTGAAGCCCAGGTATTGATGCTGTTTCACAACGTAGTGCTAATTGGCCACCATTATAGATTGTCTTATATTTTGATATCGGAGAGTCTGGCCGATTAAGATAAGGAGGAACACCAAAATTTGCTACATATTTATTGTCTCTAAGTACGCCTGCTTTATTAATCTCTGCAATAAAATCATTTATCTTAACTATCATCTTAGTTACTCATTACTTTCTTTTTGGACTCTGCCCACACTTGAGTCTTTGTGGCTTTAGCAAAACGTTCAGTCGGTAGCCAAATTGCCACATCCCATTCAGAAGGGTAAATATACATAAACTTAGACTGTACATGATTAACTAGATATTGCTTCACACAAGGTTCAAAATATCTATACTTTGATGCACTAGTAAGCACCTGATAACTAATTCTAAGTTTGGTCGATTCATCATACCTACTATTTATTCGAGTTTCATATAAAGCATCCATAAGTTTTGCTCTAAGTTCCAATGGAAGATAGTGCAAATTGATACCCCAAAATCTATTACTTTCTACTCTAAATGGAAATATAAGAGGTGCTCTATCGTAGTAAGGTAGCGTATCTTTATGTTTTGGATCGTAGAGATACATATACATTGATCCAGGTTTAATGACAGTTTTGCCTCGATCTGGATCTGAATTAATCAACTGTCGTTCGTTGATCCGACCTTGCTTTGAAGCCATTTCGCGGTACCATTTACGTGCTTCTTCAGTTCGTGCAGGAACATGCCCTGCACGGATACCTTTTGTGATAAGTTCGTCAAATACATTTGCCATTAAAATAGTTCGTCCTCAGTAATTTTTATAAATTCCCAGTTTCGGTCTTTACAGTATTGCTCGGCTTGTTCCCATTTAGCTGAATTTACACCCCAAGTAGCAACTTCATTAATATAGCGCTTTGTTGCTTTAGTCTGTAACTTTGGTGGTTTGGTTTGAGCTTTGGGTTTTACCTCAATTAAAAATGCTTTGATATTTCCTTCTTTATCTTTTCGTCTGATGAAAAAGTCAGGGAAATATCTGTGTATCCTGTTATCTATTGGTGATCTGTATGGTATTACTATTTCCTCTGAAGACCACTCTATTACATCTGGATGAGAATCAAAGTGTAACATACATTTTAATTCCCAATGAGATCTGTAAACAATGTTAGTGGGATTACCTTTGTATTTATTCGGATTCTTGGGTGTGAATTTTCCTTTGTATGCCATCTAAAATCCAATATAAATAAAGATATATTTATAAAAACAAAAGGAAACATTCATGGCATTTAATGTCGGAAGTTTTATTAAAGATTCTGCAAAGTCTATTATTGGAAGTGCAGTAGATAATATCATCGGTAATGTTGTCAGCAATCTAGCATCCAATTCTAGACTCCCTGCTAAAAATGTAGCAGAATCTATGTTTAATATTGGTGCATCATATCAGAGTGTAGAAGCATTTGCTGCTTTGAAAACTGATACAATTATTACTGGTGCTTCAAATGAATTCTTCGGATTGGCAGGAAAGGAACCTTCTAAGATAGGAGCTACTAACATGGCGGATCTCAGAAGTAAATCTATCACTGATATTAAGACATATCTGCAAAAGATTAACCCAGAAACCAAGATTTCAAGTAAGAAATCAGATTCTAATATTGAAATCTTGGCGGCCGTATAATGGTTGATACAATTCAAATTAATAGCCCAACCGATTCATATCTCGGTAAGTATTATACCCAGTTGACACTTGGTGAGTATAGTAGACCTGCACCATTTACAAGCTCTGAATTTAAAACAAAGAAGATTATCTATTTCCCACTACCTGTAGATCTTAGAGATAATACTTCGGTTGGTTATAATAATAATAATCAGAATCTTGAATCCGTTGGAGATATAATCAATGGTGATAGTGTTAATGATATAGGGCCTGGATTGAGAGCGGCATTAGCACGTAATTCAGGCGAATTAATTAAGAGTACTGCATCAAATGTGTTGGGTGCAGGAGTTGATGCATACTTTGGGGGTTATAGTAAATTTTTGGGTAAAATTGGTGGTGCAATTGATAAAGTAATTTCAGCCGATCAAATTACTTCTGCTATTCAACAAATGACAGGAACTGCTCCAAACCCAAATCCCTCAGTTATGTTCACAGGCCCCGAACTAAGAGATTTCAGTCATTCATGGACATTTTATCCTAAGAATGAAACGGAAAGTAACACCTTACAGAAAATTATCAAGGTTTTAAAAGAATCAGCACTCCCAAAAAATACATTTGCAGGATCTGCTGCTCTTTTAAATTACCCAAATATGGTTCAGCTTAATTTTTACCCTTGGGATACCGGTGGTCTTGCTCCTTGGGGTTGGAATTCAGATACCAGTATTATACGCTATAAAAAATGCGTTATGAAAGGTGTAAGTGTTAATTATACACCTGGTGGTTCTCCTGGTTTTTTCCATGGAACTAATGGTGCTGTTGCTACTACTATTACTATTAGTTTTATGGAGATTGAATACATGCTATCCGGAGATTGGGATAGTAATAGTGGTCTTGATACATTATTAGAAAGTGCTCAAGCTATAACAAATGCATTTCCTGGCGCTACTAAAGCAATTAAAAGTGCGGTCCAAGCTGTAATGGATGCTAAACCATGAACTACTTTAATAAACTTCCTATCATCTCATATAATGGCTATGATGTCAGAAACATTCTAGCTAAAGGTCAGTTAAGTCAGAAGTCAAAAGCTTCATATTCTCTATTTTATCCTTATACAATGAAGGATGATGATCGAATTGACCAATTATCAGCTAACTACTATGATGATCCAGGTTATACTTGGCTTGTTTGGTATGCTAATGAAACTATTGATCCTTATTATGATCTGCCTCTATCCGATGTGGATTTAGCTAGACACATTAAAAGCAAATATGGGTCTATTGAAACTGCTTCGCGCAAGATAAAGCATTATAGACTAGACTGGATAAACGATCATACAGAATTAACACCAGATCAATTTAATCAGCTTTCAAATGATGTCTTTAATGGTTCACATCGAAAGTATTATGAAGTAGTTCTTGATTCATACGGCCTGGTGAAGAAATATGTCCGTAAGCAAGATGATTCTATTCTATTTACTAATCAGACTATTATACTTAATCTAAGTAATGCGGCTGGTACATTCATCAAAGATGAAGAAGTTCAAGTAAATAATGATCCAACCATCTATGCATTTGTAAAAGATGTAAATGGGTCTAATATAACAATTCAACACACTGTAGGCTTTCCTGTAGATCCATCTATTCCAGCAGGTCAGTTTTTCTCTTTGTCTGACACATTCACTGGCTTTACTGTAACTGGTCATGAATCAGGTGCTACCGGTGAAATTGTCTCTGGTGCTTCTGTAAAGACTATGGCTGAAGTTGACAATACATATTGGAGTCCAGTAACATATCTTGACTATGAATATGAAGAAAACACCAAGAAAAGATATATTCAACTTATCGGTTCTAATTATAAAGGAACTGCTGAGGAAGAACTAAAACGGATTATGAGATCAGCATGAGTTTTATTAAAGACATTTTATCTGGCATTGAAACTGTTTTAACTACCTTAGGTGCTACTACAAATGTATCAAAAACAGCAGGAACTGATATTCTTGCGGGTGATGTAGAAATACTTGATGTTTCATTGGTAAGTCAGGACGGAAATCGTAAGTTTAGTCTAATGGATCACGCCAAAGGTATTCAGATCTTCAAGTCTATTATGTCACCTGTAATCTTTGCTGAATTGAATATATCAGACTCAATTGGCTTACTAGAAAGTTTCCCAATTCTCAAAGAAGAATATGCCACAATCTCAATTCGTACACCAAAGAATAATACAGCTCTGACACTACTATTCCGAGTGAATGACATTTTTGATCATGAAGTACATGAGAATAATAAGAATGTTACATATACACTTCAATTAGTTTCTGCTGATATGTTGAGCAATTCAAGATTATTTGTCAAGCGTAAGTTCAATGGAGCAGGTGACGAACTAATAGGCAAGATTCTAAAGGATGATCTTCAGACGGCTAGAGAAGTTGATCTAGAAAAGACCTCAGGAATTATCAGTAAGAATCTACACAAGATGCGCCCATTTGAAGCAATTGATTATATTCGCCAAAAGTCGTATTCAGTCAAATATAACTTTTCACGATTATTTTTCTTTGAAGGTAAGAAAGGCTATCGTCTGGCATCATTAGCAAGACTGATGGATGATGGTGCTAAAAGTGTAGCAAAAGGAACTGATAAAGAATTCTTCTTTGACACTCACAGAAAAATCAAAATTGAAGATGTGAATATCCGTAATATCATTGCATATAACAGACCAACAAGTGGTGATGCTTGTTCGGTGTCGGGTCTTGGCGGCTTTACAAATAGTGTAAACTCACTAGATACTATTATGGGTAATTTAAATACAGTTACATATACTGATAATGTAGGAACAAATACACTTAAAACTGCAAGTGGTAATGATAAAGCTTCACTTAATAGTTCAACTTATACCAGAACTCAAGGTAAGACTACTTCTGCTACTAGATTAGTTCCAATCTCTAGTGCAAACCCAAAGACACAATACCCTGCTGCTCTAAGTGTCGGCATTGCTGAAGCATTAAAAATAGATCAGAATAAAATTCAGATTTACATTTATGGTGATACTGATATAGATATTGGTGACATGCTTATTTGTCACTTACCAGCAGCAACATCAATTGACAATGGTAAAACTAAAGCTCGGTTGAATACTGGTAATTATTTAGTTGCTAAAGTTAGACATATAATCTTAAATAGTGATAGACCACAACACACAATGTCTCTAGAACTAATTAAGGGTGATTTCGAGGATAATGCATAATGAGTACTACTCAGTTTCTAGGTGAAGATGGCTTCCGTTGGTTTGTTGGAATAGTTGAAGATGTGAATGACGAATTAAAACTTGGTCGGGCAAAAGTTAGAATCTTTAATGTTCATGATGATATCCCAACGGATGATTTAGACTGGGCTCAAGTTATGATGCCCACTACTAGTGGTAGTTTTGAAGGCAATGGAGACACACCTCAGTTATCAGTAGGATCAAGAGTTATCGGCTTTTATATGGACGGTCGAGAAAAGCAGATTGCAATGATTATGGGTACTTTTCCAGTAATTCCAGATATGGACAATGCCAAGCATTCAGTACCTGCTCTTGCTCGGGGACAACAGACTATCAAAAAAGAAAAGGCTCATCCCGTAGAACCCGATTCGGCATATGCTGCAGAGTATCCTTACAACCGAGTTATTCAGACTAGAGCTGGGCATGCTATTGAACTTGATGATACGCCAGGGCAAGAACGAATCCATATCTTCCATAAATCTGGAACTTCAATTGAAATTAATGCCGGTGGTCGAATGGTGATTAAGTCCGTAGGTGATAGTTTTGATATTGTGGGTGGTGCTAAAAAGATCGCCATAAAAGGTGACTGTAATCTCAGTGTTGAAGGTACTTTGACGGCAATTGTAAAAAGTGATGTATCAATAAACACTGAAGGCAATATAAAACTATCTGCTGCTGGTAGACTTAGCCTAAATGGTCAAAATGGAATCTCGCTTAATTCCGGCACTGATGTTACTGTTGCTGCCCCAGGTGGTTTAAATACTACGGTGGGTGGAATTAAATCCGTAACTCATGTAACACCCGGCGATGGTGTGAATGATGCTATTATTGTTGGTGGAAGATCTTTTATATTTGAATCTGGCATTTTGACGGAGTCTAAGTAATGGCATCTATACCACCAGTACCTTCTGCAATACAAGCATTAATTGATGCTGATAAGCCTATTAAAGTAGATCAAGCAAAACTCAATAAGAATTTAGCTGATATTACGGCGGCAACTATAGTTCCACCAATACCAGTAAACCCGTCTAATCTGTCTGGCGACTGTAAAATAAAATCAGGTAAGCAGGTTCAAGATGCTAGAGCAAATAAAGGTTCTACTCTAGCAAAACGAATCAACAAGCTCACAAAAGAAATTGAAAAAGTAACTGATTGTGACAACCTTCAGCAGAAACTAGAAAAGGCACTTAATGATATTGGTGATGAATTAGATTCACTTACAAAGCCAATTCAGAAAGAATTAGAAAAGTTATTTCCTCTATTAAGTGTTCCTCTCAATCCATTCGAACTACCTAAGTTTATTGTCAAGCAAACTATAGGTAAAATTCTCCCTGATATTGAAGCACTTATAGATCTTATTAGTCGTATTGTTGAAGTCACCAAAGCACTTGCAAAGCTTATCACTGTTGCTAGACAAGTTGAAGATAAACTTAAAGCTTGCGCTTTAGAAGAATTACAAAAATATGAACGAAAGGCAAAAGATGCTGTAGAACAAGCAGCATTAGACCTAGAAAAGAAAATAGCTAAAGCTATTGCCAATAGTATCTGTGAAACACTGAATGATGCCGGTATTACACTGAATGATCTAGATAATGCACTCAGTGCTGTCAAGACAATTCAGGATGCAATTAAAACAGGTGAGTCTATAATGGATGGATCTATTATCGGAATCAATCAGTCTCTATCTGTTATTGATTCACATCAATCTACTGTTCAGACATTGACAGGCATTACACCTGTACTTGATACATCATCTGTAAACAATTTTATTACTTCAGTCAATAGTACTGATTATACACAATACAAAGACAATGTCAATCAAATAATGAATCTACCAGCACCAGTAAACGATGAATTACCAATTATTACTGGAACTGCTGCTGTAGGAAATACAGTTATTTGCTCAGATGGTACTTGGAGTGCAAATGGTGTAAGCAACAATTCGGCATTTACATATTCATATCAGTGGGCTAGAAACGGAACAGACATTTACGGTGCAAATACTAACTCGTACAGTCCAATTTTAGACGATCTTGATTGTAATCTATTCTGCACTGTGACAGCCGAGAATCACACCAACATCAAACAAGCACAATCAGCATTAGTCGGTCCAGTAACATTTAGTTTAGCTCCAGACAATTTACCGGTAATTAGTGGCTTGGCAAAGAAGGCTAACACACTTACATGCTCAACTGGTACATGGCCTTCTGCTGTTAAAATAATTCAGTATGAATGGATAAAGTTTGAAACCGCAAATACTGTACAAGTACTTTCAAGTAATAATAAGTATACATGTACTAATACTGATGTCGGGTTTTCAATTTTTTGTAAAGTATACGGACAAACTTCTAAATATCTACTTCAGACAGTTACATCAAACACAGCAATTATAATCGCATAAGGAAGTCAACATGTCTACTAGATCAGATAAGTTTACACAAAGTTCAGCTAAAGCATTACAACGCTATTCCGACTTTCTTATTAATCTAAATCCACACCCAGTGATTAAAGACATTGTTCGGTATGTTGATGAAATGGCTGTGAGTAGATCAATCAAAAATCTGATACTTACTAATCGAGGTGAGCGTTTATATCAACCACGCATTGGATCAGATCTTCGTCAGATGTTATTTGAACCAATGGGATCGGCAACTTCAGAATTAATCTCTAAATATATTCAAGATACAATTAGAGAATATGAACCAAGAGCTATAGTTTTAAGTGTTTCTGTTATACCATACTACGATCAGAATCAATATGTAGTAACTATTACTTATATGGTTATAAATAAATCAGATCCAATTACAGTAAATCTAACGCTAGAGCGAGTACGTTAATGGCAAATTCCAGTATCATTTTAAGCTCCCTTGATTTTGATACAATCAAGAATACATTTAAGTCATATCTAAAGACACAATCCAAATTTAATGACTATGATTTTGATGGTTCAAATATGTCAGTTCTATTGGATTTGCTTTCATATAACACGTTTCACAACTCATTCTATTTGAATATGATCGGTAGTGAAATGTTTTTGGATTCTGCTCAACTTAGAGATTCTGTGGTATCACACGCCAAAGAACTCAACTATACTCCTCGATCATTTAAATCCGCCGTTGCTAAGATTGCTATTGTTGTAAAGTCAAACGATCTCACAAAGACTTCATTATTAGCAACTAAAGGCACTACTTTTACAAGTACTCAATTTAATAAGACATTTACATTTTCAATACCAGAGAATATTATTCTAGATGCTTATGAGACTGTAAATACTTCTAGATTCTTTGGTGGTATCTTTGATATCTATGAAGGATATTATATAACAGATACATTTACTTATGCCTATGGTAATCATGATCGAATTCTTCTATCAAATAAAAACATTGATACTTCAAGTATTACAGTTACTGTGTTTGAAGATAATGGAGCAAATCCAGTTGTCTATAAACAAGCTAAGTCTTTATTTGATCTAAGCGCTACATCACAAGTCTTTTTCATTCAAGGGGCTGAAAATGATTCATATGAGATTGTCTTTGGTGATGGAGTTAGTGGTCGACTTCCTAAGAATAATTCTGTAATTGCAGTAGAATATAGAATTTGTAATGGTGAACTTCCGAATGGGTGTAATCAGTTTACTTCAGACTCCCCAATCAGCAGTGAGACTGGAATCACAATTACTACATTATCAGTAGCTGCTGGTGGTTCTGTTTCTGAATCCATTGAGTCAATTAAGAGAAATGCTCCACGGCATTTTACAACACAAGAACGTGCTATCACAACTGAAGATTATGAAACACTACTTAAGACTAACTTCCCAGAAGTCAATGCAGTTCATGCATATGGTGGCGAAAACCTTGATCCGCCACAATATGGTAAAGTTTTTGTAGCGGTTGATCTTAAGGAATTTGATCAAGTACCAGATGTTAAAAAAGCCGAATATTTTAAGTTTTTAAAACCAAGGTCACCTGTCTCAATTGATCCAGTCTTTGTTAGCCCAGAATATATGTACGTAGCAGTTACATCAAAAGTAAAATATAACATCAATGTAACAAGTCTAACTCCTAGTGATATTCAGACTATTGTTACTTCAGGTATTACACAGTATGCAATCAATAATCTCAATAACTTTAGTAGTACATTTAGATACTCTAAGTTATGCCAGCAGATTGACAATTCACAACTATCAATTATCTCAAATGAGACTGATGTTCAACTAATTAAAACTTTTATTCCTACTCTTGGGACTTATACTACTTTCAATGTAAACTTTGGTGTTCCATTATCAGTTCGTCACTTTACCGAGTCAAACTATAGTGTGTATTCAACTACATTTACATATAAAGGTCTTAATTCATACATTAAAGATGATGGTATGGGTATGCTAAATATTGTGTCTGCTTATACTAACGAGCCTATAGTTAAAATAGGAACAATTGATTATACTACAGGCTTGTTACAACTTAGTAACTTTATTCTTGAAGCATTTACTGGTTCAGAGATTAGAGTTTATGCATATCCAGAAAGTAAAGATATACAAGTGATGAATAATGTAATTCTAAATATCATCAGTACAGATACTTCAATAATTGCTGAGGGTGTACGAGTCTGATGTCAATTGAAGCAAAGATCTCACCTCTTATTGAGAATATGTTCCCATCTTTTTATAAAGAAGATGGACCAAACTTTATTGCATTTGTTAAAGCATATTATGAATGGCTTGAAGAGAATTCACAATTATTAACTCTAGAAAACACAACCAACTTTAATGTCGGTGATCTTGTTACTCAAGGTTTAGTAACTGGAACATTTATTACTTATGTAGATTCTGATATATTAGTTCTAGTAAATGGACTAGAATCATTTAAATGTGTCACCATGTGTTCTGATCTTACACCAATAACCAGTTCATCTGGTGGATCATCATTTATCAAGCGCGGTGGTCTAAGTAAAAGAATGGGATCTATCTATTTAACTAGAAACCTGCTTAACATTCGCAATATTGATACTACGATGGATCTTTTCTTGACTAACTTCAAAGAAAAATATCTATGTAATATTGAGTTTGATGTTGCTACTAACAAGAAACTATTAATTAAGAATTCTTTTGATTTGTATAGATCAAAAGGTACTTCTAGATCAATTGACTTATTTTTAAGATTAGTATATGGTGTAAATTCCAACGTATACTATCCAGGAGATGATCTATTCAAACTTTCGGAGGGTGAGTGGTTTAAACCTCAGTACTTAGAAATTGCAACTACTGGATATTCGTCATCTAGAGCAATTCAATTAGTTGGTAAGACTATTACCGGTGTTTCTTCAGGTTCTCAAGCATTTGTTGAAAAGTATATCAAGCACGAAATTTCAAATGGCTTTTCTCATACACTTTATGTTACTAATGTTTCCGGTACATTTAAACGTGGTGAATTGATTAAGGCCGATAGAGTCTATCCAGATTCACCAACAATTCTTGGTTCACTCGGTGAACTTTCTGATATTACTTCTAGTTATAGTGACTTTAAAATTGGTGACATTGTTGATGTCACTTCAACTAACGGTATAAACGGTAAAGCAAAAGTAATATCTCTTAATAATTCTACTGGGTTCGTTAGATTTAAACTTTTGGATTCAGGTTGGGGATATTCTGTTAATATAGGAAATACAGATCCTTTATTTCTTCAAGATCATTCACAGACTATTGTTTCAGACAATGTGTTGTTTTTATCTAATATTGCGTTTGGTAATTCAATTTCTGCAGTTTCAGTTTCATCATCAGGTCTGTCATATAATAATACAGACATTATAACAATAAAATCTCAGTACTTGAATGCTACTGCTAGACCTATTACAAATTCATCTGGGGGTGTTACTAGCATTATCTTAATGCACCCTGGCGCTGGCTTCTTTGGTGGAACACCTCTAATTTCAGTAGCAAATTCTACTGGGGGTTCTACAACTGGGTCTGGGCTTTCTACTACATTTACGTACGAAATACCCAAGAAACAATTTACATATTTTGAAGATATAATACAAAAACAAGCACTCATTTATGTCAATTCAGTAATTCCATCATCTGAATTAAATAGTGGTGCAAATATTCTTGTAAGTAATGGTACTGCTACTATCGGGTCTGGTTCTCTTGTTACGTATAATCGCACATCATCTAATACTGGAACTACTCAAGTATTACTATCAAACAATTTTATGGTGAAAGCAAATAATAAACTTATTCTAGCTTCAAATACACAAGTAACTGCTAATATTGAAAGTTATATTGATGTTTCGGCTACAGGTAAGTTGGTTAATCTACCTTCAGTTGGTTATCTATCTATTGATGGAACTAGTTATATAAGTCTCCCAATAGGTGAACAACTTTATCAGAAAAATAAAATCGGTGAAATTATTGCTAGTGCTATTATTTCTGATGCAATTGCCATAAAAGGTCTAATACCCGTGAATAATATCACTGGTACATTCCTCATAGGTTCCAATTTAAATTCTAGTAGTACAACATTAAATACTGTATTAAATAATTTTCAATCTGAGTTTGGTCTATTTCAAGTAAACAATACATTTGTCACTACAGAAACAGTTCCATCAGCAAAGATTATTATTCCTTTTACCGGTGTTAATGCAAATCTTATTAGAGTTTCTGGTGGTGAAAGTGCCAAATATAATGTTGGTGCAATTTATGACTCTGAAACTATATCTTTAAATACTGATATAATTGCTAATAGCTTTATGTATAATGCTAGATTAAGTTCAAATCAATTTAATTTAGCTGCACAAACAACTGCCAATCTCAATTCAATCATCTTTAACTCATTAAAGTATAAAGATTTTGTACTCGGGTCAATTTACAATCTAGGTTCTACTAGTTCGGGTTATGATTATACTTATAATCCATATCTTCTAACATATCAGCCTTATACTTCGGGATATAATCATAGGGATCGTATTTTTACGGTAACTAATATTAATGGATCATTTTTACCAGGCGAATATATACAGCAGTCTATTACGGACACAAGATCAGTATTAAATGTAGCCAATTCTACTCCATTTATAGTTGGTGAACGAGTTTATACCGCTAATAACACGGTGAATTATATTGCTAATGCTACAGTTGTTTCAATAGTCTCAAATGCAATTACGGTGAATAACATTCAAGGCACATTAAGAGATATAGATAATCTTAAAAAGTTTGCTAACACATCAACAACGATTGATATAACTTCCGTGTCAACTAGCAATACAGTTATTATTGCTAAAGGTATACTTAAAGCACTAAGTGCTAATACTATGTATGTAAAGCGAATTCAGTTTACTAACTATTTCAGCAATACTTTAAATGTTGTTGGTTCAATTAGTGGTGCTACTGCTAATATCAGTACTATTAATTTAGATTATTCTACTGATCCTATTGGATGGAATGCAAGTATACAATCAGATGTATTTACATCAAATAATGTAGTTACCGGATTATCAGTCACAGATTCAGGTTTCGGTTTTATTGGTGGACAAGAAGCAACATTTACAATTGACGGTAAATATGGCACAGCAACAGTAATTGATGTTGGTCTAGGTAATGGATCTGGTCGCTATAAGAATCATAAAGGCTTTGTGTCAGATTTGTCTAAGATTCATGATGGTAATTATTACCAAGAATATTCATATGACATCATTTCCAGAATCCCCCTTGAGAAATATTCTGATATGTTCAAGAAAGTAATGCATACAGCAGGTACTAAATTCTTTGGAAGTATTCTACTTGATACAGTCGTAAGTACTAAAGTTTCAATAGCAAATTCTTATATTACCTTCTAACTTAAGCAGTAAAATAGATATAAATATAAAAAACTTTAAGGTATAACTTAAGATTATGAATACTTATAAAAAAGTTCTAAAAAAGCTAAACACAAAATTTGCAGAAACATTTAAGTATGACGTTGAGAATAACTCAACATACTATATTTTTGCTGCAAATCCTATTCCACAAAATAGTCTTACCTTTCCATCTGATTCTATTATGGCGGATACTGATACTTATAGTTCAATGCTTTTTGGTAATAAACTTAAAGGTACGGACGTTAGTCTTACAACAAAAAATTATGTTTGGGTATCTAATACAGTATACACAATGTATAATCCTGCTGATACCGAACTTTATTCAAAGTCATTTTATGTTACAGTATCCGAAGGTTCTAATTACAATGTCTATAAGTGTCTTGACAATAATCAAGGAGCTGCTTCTACAGATCAACCATCAGGTACCGATTCTACTTTAGTATATTCAATGACAGATGGCTACGTCTGGAAATATCTATACACAATTAGTGACGTTATGTATCGTAAGTTTGGTAGCAATGATTATATTCCTGTTGACACATCTCAGAACGGTCAAGTTACAAAAAATCTTGGTGGTATTGAAGTTATAGAAATAACCGAACCAGGTTTTGGCTATAATAACTATACACTTGGTTCATTTACATCTACTGCAAGTATTAACTATAATAACAGTTCTACTCAATATGCTTTAGACATTAATGCTTCAATTTTAAATTCATTCTATACCGGCTGTTTGATGAAAGTCACCTCCGCAAATAATTCTCAATCTCAATATAGAACCATTATACAATATAATATAACTGGTCCTAATCGAGTTGTCGTTATAGATTCACCATTTACTTTGAATCTTAGCGCGGGTGATTTGTATGAAATTTATCCAAAAGTTTTAATTCAAGATCTTAACGATACAGTTTCATTATCCAATACTTGTATTGCTAGAGCTATTATTTCATCCAATACAGGAAATTCGGTATCTCAGATCGAAGTTATTAGACCTGGATCCGGCTATCGAAGTATTTCAGCATATATAGCAGCTGATGGGTCTGTTGGTGTAACATCAAATTGCATAATAAATCCTATTATATCTCCTATTTATGGTCATGGGTCTAATTTAGCTGAAGAACTTTTTGCTAATAAAGTATGTGTATCCACTACATTTAGCAACAATATCTCCTATAATGGATATGGAACAATTGGCATTCTTAAAGATCCCGCTTATGCAAATGTAACAATTTCACTTAATCCAGATACTTTAATTGGTGCATTTAATTCTGGTGAAATGGTATATCGTTATAGACCTTATAATCTAAATGGTAATATTTCTATTCAATCTAATACCAAAATCATAACTAGTAATGATTCCAATTTTGGTTCTTCGGTGCGAAGTAATGATCAAGTTATCATTACAAATGGATATCAAAATCTATTTGCAAATATATCAACAATTATTGACACAAATACTGTAATGTTAGATCAATATCCTACATTCACAGATGCAAATTGTAAAATAACTTTGGTAGAAACCGTACCGTTTGGTATAGTTACTGCATATAATTATAATACAATTCTTAATCTTACTAATGTGATTCCTAGAAACTTTGGTAATACCACAAGTTTGGTTGGTTCAGATTCTAATTGTACGGCTACTATAAATTCTGTATCTTCATCCTATATTACCGTAAACGGAAGACCGGCATCTAATTTTACTGAGTTTAATCAACTTACTGGATTTGTAGGGACTATTGATTCCGATATATTTGTAACTAATGAGACATTAATCCAGGACGACATTCAAACCATCTCGTCTCCTTCAGCCGTATTGTTTGCAGCTAATAACGTTTCAGGTATAAATAATGATATTTTATATGTAACAAATCCTAAGAACATCTTCAAACTAGGAACCATTACTGGTTCTACTAGTGGTGGATTGTTTACATATCAGTATAAATATGATGGTGAACTTATTAGAGATTCTGGCGACATTGTATATTTGGAAAATATCAATTATATTACCAGATCACCTACTCAATCTGAAACTATTAAAATAATCCTGGAGTTCTGATTTAAATGTCAATACAAAATGACTTAAGCGTGTCACCTTATTTTGATGACTATAATGAAAAAAGTGATTATTATAAGATTCTATTTAGACCTGGAGTATCCGTTCAGGCTCGCGAATTAAATCAGCTTCAGACTTTACTCCAAAAGCAAATTGAGCACTTTGGTGATAATATCTTTAGAACTGGTACAATTATCAGCGGCTGTGATATTGCATTTCATGATGATTTAAAATACGTAAAACTTAAAGATGTCGAGATTGATTCAACTCCTGTGGTAGTTTCAAACTATGCGGGATATAGAGTGAAGAATCAGGATAATATTATTCCTCTCACTGCTGCTATTATTAAAACTGATTCAGGTTTTGAATCTAAGAAACCAAATCTAAATACTTTATATCTGCGTTATATTAACTCAGGTCAAGATAGTTTGGCAGGTTCTAGAAATACATTTGAAGCAGGTGGTTTATTGACTGTATTTAATCCACTTAATGTAGTTGAGAAGATTACAGTTACTAATCCTTCACAGAATTTTTTTAATACAGACAAAGTAGTTATTCTATCTGCCATTGCAATCCAGAATGCTAATAATGGAAAAACATTTACTACATCATTGAGTTCAGGTGATTACATCACAAATGGTATTGCAAATGTTCAAATTATTGCTACACCTGATTCAAATACACTTAATGATGCTTTAATATTACAGATTAAACCAAGAAAACAAGATCTACACATAGGTAATTCAAAAGGTTGGACATTTAATGTAGGTGATTCAATCCAGAAAGTTGGTTCGTCTGGTGAAGTCATTAAGGTTTCTCAAATTCTTGGTGCTGGTGCCACCGCAACTCTTTTGACTGATAGTTTAAAACAAGTAAAAAGTGTTAATATGACATCAAAAGGTACTGGATATTTGGTGCCACCATCAGTCTCAATATTATCTATAAATGCATCAGAAAATGATATTGATCTATTCAGTGCTACTTCTCAAAACTATCTTACAAAAGTCACAATTGCATCTAGTGATAACCCAACGGGTTCTACTTATGGTATGACTGTTGGTGAAGGTATTATTTACCAAAAAGGCTATTTCTCTAGAGTTTCAGAACAGCTCCTAATTGTAGACAAGTATACAAATACCCCAGATCAAAAATCTGTAGGTTTCCAGACTGTGGAAACTATTGTATCATCAAATCAAGATGAAAGTCTACTTGACAATGCTACAGGATCTCCAAACTATACAGCACCTGGAGCAAATCGCCTAAAGCTCACACCAGAACTAATCGTTATTGATAAAATAAAATCTGATATTCCTGATGACTACCTTTATGTTGCTGAATTTTCTGAAGGTCTGCCATATAAGCAAAATAGACAAACTGTCTATAATGTAATTGAAAAGGATATTGCTCAACGTTCATTTGAGACCGCTGGCAATTATGTTCTAGATCCATTTCTTATTAATACAAAATCCCCAGATTCATTTGCTGATGAAGCTACAAAGTTCAATGTTTTAATTGATCCTGGTACTGCTTATATTAATGGAAATCGAATTCAGACTGTTTATAATTATGAACAGTCTGTTGACAAAGCAATTGATACGGCTATGGGTGTTGGGACTACTATTTCATTAAATTATGGCAATTATGTTTATGTGAATGAACTTGGTGGTATATTTGATTTCAATCTAGGTGTGTTAGTGTCACTCTATGATACAGCAACTCAATATCTTACTAAAGAACGAGCATCGTTTACTCCAGTAACCGGTAAAGTAATCGGCACTGCTAGAATTAGATCAATCATTCAAGACTCAGGAGTTCAAGGTTCATCTTCTGGTGTCTATAGAGTATATCTCTTTGATATTAGAATGAACCCAGGATCTAACTTCAACAATGTTAGATCAATCTATTATTCAAGCAGTAGACAAGCAGTATGTGATTTAATTCTTGAGAATGGATTTGCCGTACTTAAGGATACTTCATCTTCATCTCTTGTTTTTTATGGCGGTCAAGATGCTATAAAAACCATCAGTAACATTTCTTACACTTATAGAACCAATTCACCTTCAACATTGGCAACAACAGGTTTAGCTACAATCACGTTAGGTAGTGGATCATTCCCATATAGTGGAATTCTATCAAGTACACAAGAAAAAGATTTTACTATAATCCCAACTACAGATATCCGCTCGGCTGTAAATCTAAGTGGTTCTGTTACAACTAGTGCTTCATCAAATGTTGTTATTGGATCAAGTACAGCATTTACTCAAGATTTATTGACTGGAGATTATATTCGATTTGCGGATGGTACAGTTAAGCAAGTCACCAATATTAGTAATAATTCACTTTTACAACTTTCCAATACAGCAGGTGTAACACTCACAAATAACACTTATTCAGTGTATTTTCCTGCTAATGTTGCAATTTCACTTGCAAGCTCGAATAGAACTATTACCATTAACTCTACAAATCAGTTGACAATAAATGTAGGAACTACTACACTTGCTGGTGCTTCTTTGGTTGTTACACATAATGTTAAATCAACAGCAAGTTCACCAACCGCAAAAACAGTCAATAGAACTAAGTATGTAAGACTTCGTCTGGCAAATAATGTGAGTAGTAATACAGGACCTTGGGCTCTTGGTGTGTCTGATGTATTTAGACTTAATAAAGTCTTTAAAGGTTCTAATGCTACATTTACAGATACCGCCTCAAATACAGTGTTTGATGTAACAAATGATTATTATATTGATCACAATCAAAATGAAGATTATTATGGCATCTCATATCTTTATAAGAAGCCAAATACAATTTCAACTTTATCTACAAGTGATTATTTACTTGTGTCCTTTGATTATATCACTTCAAGTTCTGGTGTAAAAGTTTATTCTACAATTGTAAATGATTCATTGACTTTGTCAAACTCACCAAATACTATTAATACATTGGAGATTCCTGAGTTATATGGTGCTACTGGAACATACTATGATCTAAGAGATCAGATTGATCTTCGTCCTCAAACAAATACTAATGTTATACCAGGATCTAGTGCTATTTTAGCCCCTATTAATCCTATCGAACCAAGCGCTAATAGTATAATAAAAGCACCTGCAGTTGACAATTATTTTCCTGCACCAGATTCAGTTATGACTGCGGATATTGAATATTATCTACCAAGATCAGATCGAGTTATTGTTGATGAATCAAATCAATTCAGAGTCATTAAGGGTGTTCCAGGCACAACTATTTCACCTGAAGCACAGGATAATGCATTAACATTGAATATTCTCAAGATACCGCCTTATCCAAGTGTACCTTATGGACTTTCTGCAAATACCACAAAATTTGCAGACACAGGCATTGCAAATGAGAAATACATCACAAGAAGAATCCGTAATTATAGAATTACAACTACATTAAGTGATAATGATATTTCAATTCTTCAACCTCGCAATTACACGATGGGTGAAATATCTAAATTAGAAAATAGAATCTCAACACTTGAATATTATGCTTCTCTTTCATTAGTTGAAACACTAACACAAAAAAGAAATATTCCAAGTTCACTTAATTCAAATGTTGATCGTTATAAGTTTGGTTTCTATGTTGATGGCTTTGAAGATTACACACATTCGGATATATCAAACCCAGGTTATAGAGCTACAATTGTTGATGGTTATCTTGCACCATCAGTAACAGAATTTAACATCAATACTAGTACTCCAAGTTCTGATGTTAGCTTACCATATTTAGAAGCGTCATTCATCTCACAAAAGAAAGCTACAGATGGTCCTGTAACTGCCACTCCAGTACCAAATCCAGTTACTACTCAGTCTAAAGTTTGCATTATTCAATCACAGCGAAATCCAAGCAGTATTGATTTTGCACCATATGCATATGATGAATTCTTCTATACATTTGGTACTGAATCAGATACATTTGATTTGTATATGGTATCTCCGTATAGCAAAACAGCAATTGAAATTTTCCAAAGCCCTTCAGCTATCGGTCCTTGGTCTCTTGTTACATCATCACAATATGCCGAATCTATTACAAATGAAGATATAGCTAAGAATAAATTGGATTCATCTTTAGGTACTGTATTGCATCCTGGGGGACTACCTGTCAGACCAGGGTATGGTCCGCAATCGGGACTTGGAGGATGGATTGAGGATCAATATAAACTATCCGCGACTCACAATCCATTAAATGGTCTTTACTATAAAGTTAGAGTCTATAAAGGTACTTCTCTTACAACTAATTTATACACACTAAGCTATTTTAGTGCAATTTATAAATATAAGATGTGCTATCCAACTATCGCTTTGGTGAATGTGATAAATACAAACGATACCACTAATTACCAGATGAATTATGGTGGTCATATTAAGAGTCTTTATGGTGGTGGTCGAGATTTGGACCGCAGTTTTTAAATTGATAGAGTCTAAGGATAAGCTAAAGTATGTCATTGTTTTTTAATACCAGTCAATCACTACAGTATGCTACAGCAATAGGTGATACCGGAACACCTCGAGTCTTTCCTCTGGGTGGAATTCAGTCAAATTATTTACTAGCTGAACAAGCTTTTGAGATAACTACTTATGGGCTAAAGCCATATACATATCATACGCTTTATCTTGATAACATTAATGTTACTTCTAGTGCCAAACAAGAAGGCTATACATTAGGTGAAGGTCAATTATATTCAGATCAAAATGGTAGAATCACTTTTAAGTTTTATTTTCGATCTAACTTGATTCCTTCTACACCGGTTGAAAAATCTAGTGCAGCTGCACAACTTATTGCCGGTACAAAGAAGCTTGAACTTAGAGGTACTGGAGAAACTTGTCATACTAAAACCTCATTTGCAGAGATGTATATCTATCTACCACCATACATTAGAAGTGAACCGGTAGTAGATTTCAAGAAGACCCCAATTGGTTCATCTACATCAGGTGCTATTCAGAATAATCTAGTGGTGCAGACAACACCAGTTGTATCTGCCAATGCAGACAGAACATATTTCAATCCTGCTTCATATAATTTTATTCAGACATTTTATGCGGACCCCGAGATTGTAAAGAATCAGAAAGATATTTCAATTACATCCATTGATCTATTCTTTAAATCTAAGCCAAATGTCACTGTAAATGCATCAGGTAAAAGCAAACCGTCTGTAACAATTGCTATATGCGAAGTTCAGAATGACACACCTATTCTATCAAGATGTTATGTTTCTTCACTTACGGAAAAGACATATGATGAAATCAACTCATACAGCGACGCATCCAATTCGGTAACATTTAATCTAAAAAATCCACTAAAAGTAGATACAGGTAAGTTCTATGGTATAGTAGTGATGTTTGATGATGCTGCATATAAGCTCTGGACTAATGTTACAGGTGATAAATTAGTAGGAACTAATACAGCCTCTACAGGTTCTAATGTTGTAAAAGATGGTAAACTATACACACGAAATAACTCAAGTATTTTTACAGCAAAAATAAATGAAGACCTTAAATTTAATGTAAACATTTCCAAATACGTATCAACTAGTGCAAATAAAGTCTTTGTGAATGATAACTACGAATTCTTTACTATTGCAAATAGATCTGGTGCATTCATTGGTGGTGAATATGTCTATAAAGATGTAGCCGCCGCGAATGGTACTGTGGCAGTTACTAAAGGTTCCAATCTTATTGTTGGAACTGGAAATACTTTATTCCAGAATTTTACTGCGGGTCAGATGCTTGTAATCGGAAACTCAACTGTATCTCAAGTTGGTACTATTTCTACTATTATTGATAATAATAATCTTAAATTAACTAACAAAATGCCTTTTACTGCTGCGGCTACTAACTATAAAGTTACTGCAATAGGTAAAGTTTATTTTAAAGATGAAGTAAACAATAAACTATATCTTACGGGGTCTACTGCAAATGTTGGACTTAAGTTTACAGTCAATGATTTAATTGTTGGTGAAGATTCTAGAGCATCTGCAAATATTGCCTCAGTTGATGTACTTACAATTGATAGAATAAAACTCAAAGGCACAGTAAAAGCTCCGACTACATCTTTAGTAAACAGTCATATTACATTTGCTGCTTTAAGTGGTGGTTCTTATACTACTAATAATAGTGATTCAATCCAAATTAATGATGTTCGAGTTAAAGATTTAAACTCATATGATGCTTATATACTTTCAAGATCAACCGAAGTTTCAACTTCAGGCTTATATTCAAATACAGATTTGCTTATTAATAAAAAATCGTTGAAAATCTCAATTGATTTAAATAATGAGACTGCTGATGCACACTCAGCGCCATCAATTGAAGATAATATTTTGCATCTATATACAATTCAAAATTCTATTTCAAATACATATACTACGATTAATGCAAATGGTGTTACTATTGACACTGAAATTGCAGGTAATGGTCTTGCTGCATGTCGTCATATTGGATCAAAAGTTGTTTTTGCAACTAATAGATCAGCCGAAGATATCAAAATGTATATGACTGCATATCGTCCTGCTGGAACTGATATTAAGGTTTACGCTAAAATTCATAATTCCGCAGATCCAGAATCGTTTGATGATAAAGCATGGACTCCGTTAATTTATGATACAAATGAGTCAAAATACAGTTCTACTCAAGATTCTACCGACTTTATTGAATATGAGTTGAGTTTGCCTCCATATTCTGAATCTGCTAATAATCTACCTGGTAAATTTACTTCAGCATATCTTAGTAATACCATTATTGCTTCTGGTGTAACTCCAACTACATATGTCACAACAGGTGATGTTATTAAGATTTATAACAGATTGCTACCACAGAATTATTTTATTGCTTCGATTTCATCTGCTAATTCAACTGCCATTATATTAAATGAACCTATCACTTCAAATAATGTAGTGGGTACCGGTTATAAAGTAGACAATCTGAAATATAAGAACATTGCATTTAATGATGTAAATAACTACAATATTTCAAAGTATTATAACTCATCATTAGCTCAATTTAATACATTTGATTCAATGCAAATCAAAATTGTTCTGCTTGCAGATACTTCATATCTAACACCTAAAGTTGATCTAATACAAGTTATTGGTGTATCCGCGTGACCTTTAAAAAAAATAAGTATGGTATTGTTATAAATACTGATGATTCTTATTTAAAGTCATTGAAGTCAGAACGTGAAACCAAACAGAAAATTGAAACTATGCAACAGAGTATAGATGATTTTAAAGAAGAACTAACAGAAATTAAAAATCTTTTATTAAAAGTTTTAAACGGATAAATTATGTCAAATAGCAATATTCCACCAATTGATATTCTTACTGATACTTGGCAGACTGCAATTAATCGTACCAATTCACTGATTTCTTCATTATCTGCCGAAATTGTTACCGCTAATAGTACTAATGGTATTACAGGAACAGCTGCATCACCTCGAAATTCTACTTTAATTGGTACGTTTACTGCAAATACACTAACAGTCCCTTCAGGTGGCTTTTCGGTAAATAGTTCTATTATATCTCTTAGTTCTAATAAACTTGCGGCTAATGGTAGTACTGGAGTCTCATTAAGTGTATTAACATCGGGAGGTCCTAGTGGTAATGTCTATTGGCGATCACTTACCACAGCAAATGGTACAGTCACAAATGTAGCAAATGGTTCAGGTCTAATTGGTGGTCCAATTACTACAACGGGAACACTTAGTGTTAAGGCAGGAACGGGAATTGTTGTAAATGCCAATGGTGTAAATGTTGTTGACTCAACTTTGCGTGCAGAATTGGCAAATACGGGTGGTGGTACACTTGTTAATTTCACTCATACTGTTACTAATAGTGGTCGTGATTTTAGCGGAGGTACTGCTTTTAATACCACGGGTGCTTCTCTTGTCGTTCGAGGCGCAAACTCTACATTTAATCCTCATGGTATGGAATTCTATACTGGTGGCTCTGAGCGAATGAGACTCAATAATGTCGGTAATCTTGGTATTGGAACATTATCTCCTACTTATCGTGTTGACTGTTTTGGATCATACTATGGATTTAAACATTCTGCTGTTTCTAATGGTTATTATTCTACGATCGAAGGTGGTAGTATAAGTAGCTCACCGTATTACGCTTGTTTTAATTCTTCAGATACACGTCTTGGTTATTTTGGTTATTTCAATGGGACAACCCTAACTGCGGCTATGAGTGATTCAACAACAGCAGTAAATTTAGGTACTAACGGAATACCGCGCTTGACAATTCTTGGTGGTGGTAATATCGGAATTGGTACGTCTACTCCTAATGCTAATTTAAGCTTTGGCTCATTACAAAGTAATAAACTTTTTTGTCTATACGATGATTCTACTAACCAGTACGGTATGGGTATAGGTTCTAATGAATATCGTATCTATGCGGCTTCTGGTGCTGACATATCCTTTGGCACATATGTCCGTGGGACGGATACTTTCACACAGCATACACGACTTGGTTCAAATGGATCAGTTACATCTGCCAATCTTGCCGATGCAGTTGGTTACAAAGGACTTCCTCCGAACGCTCAAACTACATCTTATACATTGGCTAATACAGACGCGGGTAAAATTATCACGACCACTGCTGGTGTGATAATTCCATCTAATGCAGCCAATCCATTTCCCGTTGGTACTGCAATCTCTATTTTTAACTCCAACACTTCTCCTATTTCTGTCACCATCACTAGCGATTTTTTGTATCTTGCTGCTAATACTACATCAGGTACACGCGCACTTGCAGGATATGGCCTTGCTACGCTGATTAAGGTGAACTCAACATCTTGGGTGATGTCTGGTGCAGGTGTTAGCTAATGAGTGGTATCCAAATGGCCTTGCTGAGTGTAGCAACTAGTGGCGGAGTATCAGTAAGTATATCTCCAGCTTTTCAACTGCTGGGCCCGAGTTCACCTGCTGGGACGGTGTTTTCAGGTGCTACACTGAGTTCAGTGGGAGGAACACCTTCCGCATATTTATGGAGCATAGTGGACCCGCTTTCCGGTACTTGGTCAATAAACTCAGGACAGGGCACAGCAACTTGTGTAGCTCTAGTTGCAGGCGTGGCATCTCCCGATACTGCCACCTGCACTCTGAAATGTGTTGCAACCATAAACGGGATTGATTATACTGCAACTTCTTCATTAATTTACCAAAGATTGTAATCAAAAATTCTATCTAAGATACGGTATATAATGATTCTTTTCGTTAAGACTCCAGTTCTGCCGGAATTAACCGCTATAAGATTGATTATTCTTTATAAATAGATTAAATAGACATAAGAGAGTAAAATGGCAGTTAAAAGTAATATTTTAGTTGATCAGGGGACTGATTATGAAGTCACAATCAATGTTACAGATGAAAGCTCAGCCCCTATAAATCTTACTGGATATACTGGTAAGGCACAATTTCGTAAGCATTATTCGTCACTTAAATCATACGACTTCAATGTTACTGTAAATGAAGTTACAGGTGAAGTAACTCTTGCATTAAATTCCGATACCACTAGTTGTGTCAATGCAGGACGTTATGTATATGATTGTGAATTAATTTCTACTTCTGGTGTAAAGTCTAGAATCGCCGAAGGTATTTTAACAATAGTTCCAAGAGTAACTAGATAATGTCAGATCCTATACTAACAAGATCAAACTTTAATGTTACTGTATCTAAACGAGACGATAGATTACAAATAACAAGTCCAATCACAGTAAAGAATCAGATTCAAGAAGTTCGATCTATTGATCAACTTGGTCTTAATATTACAAACAGAGTTGATGGTTCATTCATCATCTATAATGCAAATACCGATAAGTATGATGTAAGACCTCCTTATATTTTCACTGCGGCGGGTTATGGTCTAACATCAAATAATACACATTATTACGTCAACTCAAAAACTGGCCTTATTGCAAATACATCTGGATTGTTTGTTAATTCAGCATATATTGCTACAGTTTATGTCAACACAGCTAATAATAGTACTCATGCATTTGGTAAGAATGAAGAAGATTTAAATGTCGGTAGTGCCGTCTATAGTACATATCTTGGTGGTGTACCTGCATCTTATTTTCTAAATGCATCAAATTTTAATACTGGCGTAATATCCGAGACATTACTACCATATAGAATGAATCAAGATACTACGAATATATCATCGGTTCAGTTTAATGATTTAACAGTTACTGGCTTCTTAACTGTAAGTGGTGGTGTTAACTCCGTTCAATCAAATAATATTTCAACTTCAGATAGTATGATCTATTTGAATAATGGGACGGTACCAGTTTCGATTACAGCCATTAGTGGTAATGGATCTATTCTTAAATTTACAGCAAATAATACATTTTCAGTTGGTTCTGATGTATCTGTTTCTGGCGCTAATTCATCATCATTTAATGGTATTTACATTAATGTATTGTCTGCTAATTCTACTCAGTTTACTGTAGCGGGCAATAATACATCTACTTATATTGGAGGCGGTTTAGTTAGAGCTAAATCAAAAACAACAGTAGATTTAGGATTTTCCGCAGGATATTATGATGGATCACACCGATATGGTGGTATCTTTAGAGATCACACTACCGGAACTTGGAAAGTATTTGATAATCTAACATCAGAACCAGATAGATCTGTTTACATTGATCAGGGTGATTCTTCATTCCGTACAGCCAACTTTATGGCTAATACACTTATTGTTGGTAATGGAACTATATTTTCCACTATTACCCCATCATCATTTAGTGGTACTGCTAATAATACCGTATATGCTTTTGGTAAAAATGAAGCAAATTTAAATGTCAATACTGCAATATATTTAAATGGCAAATCAGATGCTTATTTTTCAAATGCGACAAATCTCACTGCTGGTATTTTAAGTTCAAATATATTCCCAATTATAGATTGTGGTACTTACTAACACAATAAATATACTATTATATTAAATTTAATAGGATTGACATGACTGATACCCCAAATAAGATTTTATTCAAGCGAAGTTCAGAGTCAGGTAAGAAGCCTACTACAGCTGATATTACACCTGGTGAACTTGCAATTAATACTGCTGATGGTATTCTATATACAACTAAACAATATGTAGTAGATAATCAGACTATACAAGAAGTAGTTTCAGTTGTTGGTGTTAATACAAGTCTATCTTATACTTGGACTAATGTTCATTCTTTTAATTCCGATGTAAACTTTAATGGTGGCATATTAGTCAATAACTCGCGTGGTAGTGATGGTCAAGTTCTAACATCAAATGGAACTACAGTTTCTTGGCAGGACTCAAAAGGTAGCGCAGCTGCAGGTGTTCTTACTACTTTCACATATACCATAACTGCCGACACATCAGTAATTACTGGTGCCGATGATACTGCTAAAATTCTATATTATGCTCTTGGTTTAGAAAGTATATATGTTAATGGATCAAAACAAGCAGCAGGAATTGACTACAATACTACCGATTCATATACAATTACATTTACTTCAAATCTACTTACTGGTGATCTGGTACAAGTAGTTGCAATTAATTCTGGATCTTCAGTCTCGGGTGGCAGCTCTAGTAGTTCTTCAATATCAAATAAAAATTTCATTATTGATTATACTGATACTTCTATTCCACAAACTCCAGTATATTATAGTGATAAAGGTAGATTCTATAGAGATATTTCTGGCAACTGGATTCGTACTACAGTTGCCAATCAAGAACTTATCTATTATGATACTAACGGAAACGTTCTTGGTTTAGACATGTCACCTGCGGACACATATCTATCAGCACCATTCGATTATGCAACAAATCCTGCTAATACAGATCCAGTATACCTTACCAAAAAGACTCCAGCTACAAATGCTAATATTGTATATGCGGCAGCACATACTCAACCAAGTATCTTTGATGCTTCAGGTAAAGGTGTTCTTATTAATCTTGGCGGATATACTAATTATCAAGATGTAGTGGCAAACAATATTGTTTGCTCAGTTTCCAATGATGATCTAGTTAGAGTTGAAATGATCTTTGCAGTTCGTGATTTTGACACGCTTGCAAATACTAACGATTATATTACATTATCAAAAAATGTACTTAGTGGTAATAGTACTTCAGGTTTATTGCCTACAAATGGGTTGACTTTAAACTTTAATTCTACAAATCAGCTTCAGTCTTTTACTAGTAAAGCTCGACGAGCAGATTGTAGACTTCTTCAAACAAAAGATTCTGTGTCATACTATTTTGCTTGGGTTGAAGAAAAAATGCTCGATGTGGGAACACTTATACCTAAACTTACTTGGGGAAAACCAACTTCAAATTCAAGTGTTTCTACTCGTAAATTACTTATTCAAGATTTGCGTATTGTAAAGAATGGTTCTACTATTCCAAATGCAGCGCCTGTTTGTGCAGTAAATAAGACATTTAATGATAATTATTTAAAGATTGCAACTACTAAAGCTATTGATATTAAGTTTGATAGACTTAGGAAGGGAAGAACTCTAGTAACTGATGGTTCTATTAGACCAATACGAAAGTATAGATCTAGACCTAATGATGCTGATATGTATTTACACTATGAGCGAAAGATTGAACTTTCAAAATCAATTGAAGATACTTCAGTTGACTTTATTATGCCAAACTATTATCAGTACTATGATTTTGCTCCTGTTACTGCTGGGGTTAAAGCTTCTAATGGTATGATTACATTAGGAGATCCTGTTGAAGTATATCTAAGTGATGCATACTTCAACCAAATTGTCAACAACCCACCAATACTTCCTATGGAATCTGGATATCTAGTATATAATAGTTATGGCTATAATATAACTATTAAAGGAGCCTTTAAATCGCCAAAACGGTGGGCTCAAGTAGCATCAATTTATAATGGATTACCATATACAGGGCCTGTTGGTGATTTAACTGTTAAAAATCTTAATGTGTTCTTGCGTTCATCTACTTCTGGTGAACAAATTGGTCAGTCAATACCAAGATTAGGTAATCTTGCTGGCAATAATATTTCACTTTCTTACTCGGTACTTTCTGGTCATACTCAACATCATACCAGAGGAAATAAAAGAGTACATTATGGCGAATATGCTAACAGTATAAATTGTAGATGGATTGGTGAATTTAATCTAGCAAGTAAAGGTAATCTAGCTTTAAGTGAAGTATTATTTAGTAGAATAGGTCGTACCAATCTAGATAATGGATCAAAGACTTCTAGAGTAAATATGAATTATAATGGTGTTAGAGGTGATAAAATTTGGTCCGATTTTGTCTATGTTGGTCGTGGAACATATTCAGGAATAGTTCAAAATGTTGCTTCTTTAAACCAGAGTTTTGAAAATTGGTACCAATATCATTCTCGTGATGAGATAATGATTGATCGTGGTAATGGTCTAGAATATCTTTCAGCAGCAGGTCTGTATGCTACTGACTTACCTACAGATCGTAAATTATCTCTATATAGTTATAGACCAAAAGTTGGTGACCCTATTGATCAGTCAAATAATGCACTATTTTTATATGGGTGCAGAGACCGAACATTATTGCTATATCCATATGATACTTTTTGGGGCGATGATCATCAAGGTTATCAAGCGGCATTAAGCAAGGCAACAACAACATTTACTGATAGAAGAATATTCCCTGGAATGCCAGGACCAAAATATTTGAGTTATTCTGATGCATTAAATGCAACATCTTCAATGCCTGCGGATACATTCCTTTATGTATTTGCCACGGATGCTAATACTCACGTAGACCCATTTAGTAATACATCGGTACTTAATCGTGGTGTATATCGTAAAATGGATAACTTAGGGTTAGTTCGAATTGCAAATTCATGGCCTAGTAGTTCTGGTACTAGATATTCATCATTAGCCTCACTTATAGCTTCAGGTTTTGTTACGCAAGGAATGGCTGGAATAATTGACAGCGGCGTAGATGCAGGAGTATATGAGAATCTTGGTGGTACTAATTGGACAAAAATTGACAGCAATATACAGCTCCCAGTGTATGCTAGTACACCAGGTATAGCTTCCGCCAACAATCTACACGTCTATGTTACAATTGATCATATTGCTTGGCCTACTGGGCGAACTCAAGCATCATATAATTATACAAATAGAGGTCAGCCAATAGGTACTGGGGTGTCAACTCACGCTGATTTCTTCCAATTTAATACTGGTTCCCAGATGATTATTGATGGTCTTACCGTCAAGAATGCTATTACTTATGGTGATTCACAGTTTATGTATTTTAGCCCTGTTATTGGAAATACAGATCCTGTTTATGATTTTACTTTACAGGACAGTATAGGTCTAATTAAGGGCGGTTATACTGCAGCTATTGTACAAAGTAGTTTTATACCTGGATATCAGCAAGTCTTTAAGAATGTTTGTGTTCTACCAACATATGGTGATGAATTTGTTACCTCATCAAATTATAGATCTAATATTCCAGGGCTATCATTTCAAATATTTGGTGCTGGTTTAATGCCAAATAATCAAATTACAGTAAATAATTTTTGGATAGGTACTTATGGTTCAACCGTAGGAGTTTTGGGAGGAAACAATACCGCAAATGTTTTAAGTCAACTTCCAAATAGAATTGACGTACCCAATTATTATGATATTGCTAATACAATATATCCAGTACCATCAGCAAATAGCGTAACAATGAGATATGCTTATAAATCTGATGTACCAACTAAAGATTGGTACATTAAAGATGATGTACCACTTAAAAATATTAGTTTTAATGAATCATTTGAAAAGAGTATTAATATTCCACTAAATTCTATTTGGCAGAATGTTATGTCTCATTATATCTTCTCGTCTGATGTTGATGAAATGATTGATTGGCAGGAATCTACATTCCAAAGAGAACCAGATTTAACTTTATATGTTGATTCAACTGCAAATGTAGGCACAGTTATTGCCACTGGTGTAAACGGCAATGAATGGCATAAACAATGGAGTGGTGCTGAGGATGGTTATTTTGATTTAACTGCTGGTACTATTACAATTAAAAGACCATTGTCAGATCCTAATCCAGCAACAGGCAATACTACTGCGGGTCTTAATTTAGATTTTACTAAATCTCCATCATCATCTGGCTTTAGTAATGATGATATTATTACTATTGTATCTCCAACACCAGGATATTCGAATGCTATAATAACAATGTCGACTAATTCCAATGGTTTTATTTCAGATAATAAGAAATTCTCAATAAAAAATCCGGGTTCAGGGTTTACTAATAAGTTATATGATGTAATTGGTTTGGCTGCTTATACAAAAAAAGTTCAGGCCTACATTACTGCTAATGATGGAATTAGTACTGCATCTGGCAAGACAAATTTATTTATAGATGGTCTGGCATCTTTAGCTCTTACTATTTCAGGGTCATTTAATAATAATGATATTATTACAATTGTTGCACCACCAGGTGGTGCAAATGCTGTAGCATATGCTCCAAATACCGGCAGTACTTCTATATCTTCATGGAAAACACGTGGTGATGGTTGGCCCGTATATACCCAACTTGGTATTGGAACTATTCTAATTACAAGTAATACTGGTGCATTAAATTCAGGTATTTCTATACCACTAAATTCTAACGGCTATAATAATTCTGACATTGTTATTGTAAATCCTGGACCTGCTGGTGTAAATGCTGTAGCAACAATTTTGACCAATTCAAATGGTGTCATTCGAACAATCACTAGAACAAATTATGGTTCTGGATTTCCTGCATATAGTACTTTAGATTCATCTTACTTTACAATTACTAGCAATACTGGTGGTCTTGCATTGGGTAATACCATGGTATCCGGTATGTCTACTACAACTGATGGCAGTGCACCTCGCGGGCTTTCTTCTACTCTAGGTATTACAATTGATACTACTGGTATCTATAAAATATTAGCAACTTCAAGTGGAATAGGATATAACAATAATGATATTATTACTGTTATTTCAGATTCCGGATACGTAAATGCAGTAGCTACTATTTCTACAGATTCTACTGGTTCGATCTTGTCAACAAACATTATAAATGCCGGATCTGGATTTACTATTTTGAATCCTATTCTAAAATCAAATATTTTAATTTCTAATACAACTGGAGGGACTCCTACTGGAACATCAGATGTGGGACTATTTGCCGTAAGTGCTGGAGGTATTTCATCGATATCTGTTCCATCAACACCTGGGTATAATAATTCTGATCTTATTGTAGTTACTTCTGGATTTACTAAGGGTATTGCTTCTATTTCTACAAATTCAAATGGAGTTATTCAATCAACTTCCATTTATAAACAGAATTTTGGGTCAGGTTTAAATTTAAAAAGTACTACACCAACTATCGGATCTTTGACCATATTGTATTCAGGTAATACTGGTGGTCCACCAAATGGTAATGCTATTATAGCTACTGCATCCGCAGTAATTGGTGGTATTGTATTCAGTTCTAGTGGTGGTTTCAAGAATATGTATGTAACTGATAATCTATCAATTATTGATATTGATGTATCTTAATTTTAACATCTGAGGGAAAGGGAACCAGATGACTACACCAACTAATTTTAGAGTAAAAAATGGTCTTAATGTAAGTAATGGCTATTTTATTGCTAATACTACAGTAATTAAGATAGCTAATACTTTGACTATTGGGTCTGCTACTGTAAACTCAACTTTTTATACAGCCACGGCAAATGCGGCTATTTACGCTAATGCTTCAAGTCTTACCGGCGGTCCAGTTAAGCCAGCTCAATTAGGCTCAGGTATTGCTGATGCTACTACAATTCTTTATGGTGATGGCACATGGAAACAATTTGGTGGTTATGGACAGTTCTTACCTCTAATAGGAGGTGTAATGAATGGAACGGTAACACTAAACATTAATTCAGGGTCATGGTCTACTACTGGAATTACTAGTGGTGTTGTTATAAATCAGATTGCATCTACAATTGTTGACACACCTTCTTCAAATACTGTATCAACAGTTTACTTAAATGCTTTTAAAGCACAGACTCTTTCTTCAAATACTTCAAATACAGTAACTGTTGGTTATGCGGTAGGTGCTTACTTTGCAGAACCTGTAGCAGGAACCAAAGTTACTATTACTTCTAAAGCTGCGTTGGTTGCAGAAAGCTTGGCTGTAACATTTGCTGGTACCGCAGCAAGTACAACTGCTTTTGACATTGGTAGTTCTCAAACCTCTCAGCAAGTTCGAATAGGTAGTGGTGGCGGAACTGGACAAATGGTATTTGGTCGTTCTAATGCAAGTCAACTTATATCTATTTCAGATGGTGCAACTTTATCAAGTAATACCAAAACTATTACAATTGGTACTGGAGGTCTCAGTGGATCTACTACACGTATTACGGCAGGTACATTCTTGAGTAATACTTTTGTTACATTGTATGCTAATACTATTAACTTAACTAACAATACTGCTATTACTGTAACTGTAGGCAATTCGTCTGTATTTACTACAGTAAATTCTACTGCATTTTCTGGTAGTATAAATGTGAAACCTGGCTCAACTATTATGGATTCGTCAGGTTCTACTGGTGCTAGTGGTCAAGTTCTGACATCAAATGCAACTGGTGTCTATTGGTCTTCAAGGGTTACTGCATTAGAACAAACAGGAGTATTTACATCAACTAATACTTCTATTACATTAACAAAAGCTCAGAAGAATTCAATTATACAATGTAGTAATACAGCAGCAATTACCATATATGTTCCAAATTATACTGATGAAGCTTTTGATATAGGCAATTTTGTAGAACTATATCAAATAAATTCTGGTCGAATGACTGTTTTAGGCTCTGCAGGTGTCACTTTACAATCAAAAAATAATTTAAATACTACAAATACTATCTATTCAACTGCTGTATTGAGAAAAGTTGATACTAATACTTGGAGACTTTCTGGTGATCTTGTATAAGATACTCTGGATGTTTATAAATATATAAAACAAGAACAAGGTTTTGACAATGCTTTCAGAAAAAAGTAACATTATTAATTTTACAGTTGATCAAAAAGCTAGCTTTGAAGTTTGGATGAATGTAAAAGATCAATCAAATACTTATGTTGATTTAACGGATTATATAGTAACATCTAAATATGCTACTGATTTTGATGCAGGTGATAGTTATTCAACTACTATTACTGCTCAAATTGTAAATGCTGCTGCCGGTGAAATTAAACTTGATTTAACACCAGAACAGACCGATATGATGGAACCAAATATTAAGTACTTTTATGATGTTGCAATTACCAACAATATAACTTTGTATAAGACTAGAATTATACAAGGTACACTAAAAGTAAATCCAGGTGTGTCATAATGTTTGTTGTGGTAATTAATAGCAGTTCATCTGCATCATCAATTGTTGTAAATAAAAGCCGTAGATATGAAATAGGCGAAGTATTTGTCAATAGAGGTATTAAAGGTGATTCTGGTAATATGGATCCACAAATACCAATTTTAGTTGCTGAAGCTCAATCCGCAAGAGATATAGCCATTCTTGCGGCAAATAGCGCTAATGCTTCGGCAGTATATACTGCTAACATATCAAATCAAATCATAACTTCAGTCACAACCGTAGAAGATCTTACAGCTTTAGTTGAAGCTAATGCCGTATATGTTTATAGTCTATCACAAATTGTAGAAATTAAAACAACCGAAGCAATTATTGCTGCCAATCAAGTTGCGGCCAATGCAGCAACTGTGTTCAATTATTCTACTCAAGTTGCTGCTAATGCTAATTATGTTTATGCATTATCATCTAGTGTTGCGGCCAATGCTACATCTGCTTTCACTAGTGCTACTCAAGCCGCAGCAAATACTTCTACAGCAGCTACATATCTATCACAAGTATCTGCCAATGCCACATCAGCTGCTACATCTGCAAGTCAAGCTTCTGCTAATGCAATTTCTGCTAGTACTTCTGCAACAAATGCATCGGCTAGTGCAGTAACTGCACTAGCATCCGCAAGTCAAGCTTCTGCTAATGCAACCTCAGCCGCTACATCTGCAAGTCAAGCTTCTGCTAATGCAACTTCAGCTGCTACATCGGCAGGTCAAGCAAGTAGTAATGCAACCTCAGCCGCTGCAAATACCATATCTGCGGCAATATCGGCAAGTCAAGCTTCTGCCAATGCAACTTCAGCTGCTACATCTGCAAGTCAAGCTTCTGCTAATGCAACTTCAGCTGCTACATCGGCGGGTCAAGCTTCTGCTAATGCAACTTCAGCTAATACTTCCGCATTTAATGCAGCAGCTAGTGCTACACTAGCAAATACATATGCAAATGCGGCAAAGAATAGTGTCACAGTAGCATTAGGATACTCAATTATTGGTGTTGGACAAGCAATTTCAAATAGTACTATTGTCGGTCAAGGTCTTACCATTCCTTATGCAGCAACTATTAGTAGTGTTACAGTTCTAGGAGATCAGACAGGTAGTATTCAATTAGATATTTGGAAAGCACCTTATTCAGCATACCCACCTGTTGCTGCTAATAGTATTTGTGCAGCATCGCTACCTACAATTACAAATGGTATTAAATATACAGATTCAACTCTTACTGGTTGGACTAAAACTATTAATGCAGGTGATGTTCTATTCTTTTATGTTAATACTGCAATAAATATTACAAAATGTAATATTGTTCTCAGTGCGATTAAATCTTAATGAGTGCTAACGTTCAAATCTTTACTGCTAATGGCACATGGTATAAACCATCCTGGGCTACTATAATTCAAGTAGTATGCATTGGTGGAGGCGGCGGTGGTGGTGGAAGTGACACTTCTTCAGTCTTAACAAACGTTGGTGGTGGTTCTGGTGGTGGTGGAGCTAGTAGGAATGAAGTTTTCTTTTATGCGCCAACATTAGCAAATACAGAACCCGTAATTGTAGGTCTGGGAGGTGCTGGTGGTCTAGGTGGTAACTCTGGTCTTGGAATTTCAGGTGATGCTGGTGTTAATGGTGGTGTAAGTACATTCGGCAATTCTGCATATACTGTTAATGGATATGCAGGTGGTGGTGGATTAGGTGTCACGGCATTGGCTACTGCTACAGCTGGTGGTGGAGGTGGCGGCATTGCAGGTTCAGCAAACGGTTCAACTGGCGGAATTAATGGTGGTATTACTGGAGTGAGTGCTGCTGCTGGTACATTAAGTGGTGCAGCAGGTGCTGCTGGTGGTGGCGTTGCGCTTACAATTGCTGGTTTAGCTGGAGGTTCTTCTAGTTTTGGAGGGGCTGGTGGTGGTTCAGGTGGTGGTAAAGTTGCAGCAACTTATGGTGCTGGTGGTGCGGGCGGATACAATACAATTTCATTATTAGATGCAGCAACAGGTGGTGCTGCAAATACTACGGCTAATGCTGCAAATGGATTTATTGGTGGTAATGCTAGTTTTATTATAAGTCAACTCATGATTACAGGAGTTGGCGGTGCCGGTGGTTCTGGCGGAGGTGCTGGCGCTACTGGAGGTGGTAATGGCGGCGCAGGAGGGTTTCCCGGTGGCGGTGGTGGCGGAGGCGGTGCTGCTAATAATACCACATCTACGGTCCGAGGTGGTAGCGGCGGTAAAGGTGGTGATGGTATTGTATTTGTTATTTGTAGATAAGGAAAGATAATGGCTAAAACTTTAAGATATAGTGTTCTTGATTCTAATGGTACCAAACTAAATACCATTCTAGTAGAAGATCCATACCCACAAACTTACTATCCAGGTTATGGATCATACATAGTTTGTGATTTTGGTGAAGATGATCCTACTCAACCAGATCTTACAAATATAACAGATCAATTTACTTACTTAATTGTAAGACCGACTGGATTTATGGATATTGGTGATTCGATGGATATTAATACTGGTGTTGTGACTAAATTAGTTATTGTAAATATAGATGAAATCTGATGGCTGTTGCATCTCAAATTCAAGTAGACAAATATACTGCAGGTACTGGTACATGGACTAAGCCATCATGGGCTCAATATGTTCGTCTTATTATAATAGGCGGTGGTGGCGGCGGTGCTGGTGGTGGTAAAGCAGGAAGCACATCATCAGCAACTGGTGGTTCAGGTGGTGGCGGTGCTGGTATATTTGATGTTATTATTCCAACTTATTTATTAGGTACTACGGAAACATATTCAGTAGGAGCAGGCGGCGCTGGATCATTAGGATCTGCTAATACTACTATAATTCCCGCAACAGTAGGTAGTAATTCTACTTTTACTTTTAATAGCGGTGCTAACACTTTAATTGCTTATGGTGGTGGTCCCGGTTCATCCTCTGGCGGCGGAGGTGGAGCAGGAATGTCAGGACCTGGTGGGTTGCAAACAGCAGGTTTAAATGGTGGTTCTGCTGGTGGAATCGGCGGTGTCGGTTCAAATAATACTTTGGTTTCTAATGGTGGATCTGGCGGCGGCGGAGGAATAAACAGTGGTAGTTCAATAGGTGGATATTCTTTATATGGTACCGCTGGTGGTGGGAGCGGCGGTGGTAAAGGATCATTAACTTATTATAACGGTGCCGCTGGCGGCGTATCTAGAGATATTATTGGTGGCGCAGGTGGTTTAACAGCCGGTGCGGTCGATGGATCTGCGGGCATTAATGGCATTGCAATAAGACCAGGTTCTGGTGGAGGCGGCGGTGCTGCAGGAAATACGGTCCCAGGGATTGGTGGCGCAGGTGGTATACCCGGCGGCGGTGGTGGCGGTGGAGGTTCTACTACATATGCATCTGTTGGCGGCGCTGGCGGCGCTGGCGGTCGTGGTGAAATTTGGGTTATCTCATATGAAAACCCTCCTGCAACTGTAAGATATATTTTAGGGTATGGATGGATTAACGGATGAGTTACGATGTACAGACATTTACTTCCGGTTCAGGTTCCTGGACTAAGCCATCATGGGCTACTTTAGTTAGAGTAATTTGTATTGGCGGTGGTGGCGGATCAGGTAGTGGCGCTGTTGGTTCAACTGGTGTAGCCATTTCAGGCGGCGCTTCTGGCGGTGGCGGTGGTAGAGTAGAACGAATTTTTCTTGCTAGCTCACTTTCAAATACAGAGTCATATTCAGTAGCTGCTGGCGGTTCTGGTGGTGCTGCTGTTGTTTCAGGTAATGGTAATATAGGTACATCAGGTGGTTTCAGTACTTTTGGGACTGCACCATATATTGTTACAGCATATGGCGGAGGTGGAGGATCTGGTGGTAAAGCTGGCTTTTCATCTGCTGGAGGTGGTGGTGCTGGGTTTGGTGGCACGGGTGGTACAGCTACAGTTGTTTCTGGTGCAAATGATACAGGCGGCGCGGCTGGACTTAATGGTGGTACTGCCGGTTCAACCGCAGGTGTTGTAGTAACAATTAGTCTTGGAGGTGCTCCTGGCATTGGTACTGCAACCGGTGGTTCACAGACTGGATATTCAGCACTTTATGGTGGTTCATCTGGATCTAGTGGTGCAGGCAAAACAATTGCAGATGCTTATGCAGCAGGTGCTGCATCTGGGGGTAATAGATCACCTGCATATTTAGATGGAAGTACTGCATCCTCAACAGCTTCGGCTAATGGATTTCCAGGAAGTAGTAACTATTTTGGTTTCTGTGGTGCTGGAGGTGGAGGTGGCGCTTCTAATAACGTAATTGGTGGTACTGGCGGTGCCGGTGGTTTTCCTGGCGGAAGCGGCGGCGGTGGCGGATCTACTATTACAGGTGGCACTTCGGGTGCAGGCGGAAAAGGAGGCGATGGTATGGTCATCGTAATAAGTCAGTAATATGCCAACATCATCTCAAATTCAAGTAGACAAATATACTGCAGGTACTGGTACATGGACTAAGCCATCATGGGCTCAATATGTTCGTATAATTTTAATTGGTGGCGGTGGTTCAGGTGGGTCGGGTGGTAAAACTACTCCGTCGGCTGCCGGTGGTACTGGTGGTGGCGGAGGTGGTGTTTTTGATATAACACTTTCAGCTTCATCATTTGGTGCTACTGAAACTTATTCAGTAGCTGCTTCTGTTGCAGGAGGATCAGCTCCTACGGCAAATAGTACAGCTGGTAATTCGGGAACACAAGGACAAACAACCACATTTACTATAAATGGTTTAACATACTCTGCTTTTGGTGGTGGTCCTGGAGCAGGAGGGCCCACAGGTAGTACGAATATGTATGGTGGCGGTGGTTCAGGATTAAATGGTTCAGGTACTGCAGGTGGATCTGGTACTGGTGCTGGACCTAATAACGGAACTAACGGTGTTGTCTTAGGTGCTACCAATTCGACATCAATACAAGGTGGCGGTGGTTCTGGTGGTGCTGCTTCCAGTACGCCTGGATATACTGGTGGACATAGCGTATCTGGTGCACCAGGCGGTGGCGGTGGAGCAGGATCAATTAGTACAGGACCAACATACTATGCGGGCGGTGCTGGCGGTTATTACAGAGATATAGCAGGTGGCTCTGGAGGTGCAATTGGCACAGCAGGAACGGCTGGAACTGCTGGAACTGGTGCTAATCCTGGTTCTGGTGGTGGTGGCGGTGGTTCTGGATCCACCGGTGGTGGTAATGGCGGCGCTGGTGGAACTCCTGGAGCCGGAGGTGGTGGTGGTGGAATGTCACTAAACGGCTTTACTCCTGGTTCTGGTGGTGCTGGAGGTCGAGGTGAAATTTGGGTTATCTCATATGAACAAGATGCGGAAGCCGCTCCAATTACCAATGTGGGTTATTCTTCCATAGTATAAATATAACTAAACCAGGAAAAGAATAATGGCTGTACCACAAAGTAGAGAAGAATTTCAAGAATATTGTCTTCGTAAACTAGGCAAACCAGTAATCGAAATCAACGTTGATGATGATCAAATAGACGATCGTATTGATGAAGCACTTAAATATTACTGGGACTATCATTTTGATGGATCTGATAAAATATATTATAAACATCAGGTTACTGAAAAAGATAAGACAAATAAGTATCTTACTCTTCCTGAGAATATTATCGGTGCGGTTCGAGTATTTCCTATTGCAGACCCTGTAGTTAGAACAGACGATCTATTTAATATTAGATATCAGATTGCATTAAACGATCTTTATACACTTACTTCTGTTTCCATGGTTCCTTACTATATGACTATGGAACATCTATCTCTTATTTCTGAACTTCTAGTAGGCCAACAACCAATTCGATATTCGCGTCATAAGAATCGTGTCTATATTGACATGGAGTGGAATCTTAAAGTTAAAGCAGGCGAGTATTTGCTTATTGAAGCTTATGAAGTAATTGATCCTGATGTTTGGACTGATGTTTGGTCAGATCGTTGGTTACAAAATTATGTAACAGCAAAGATTAAATATCAGTGGGGCTCAAATCTTACTAAGTTTACTGGAATGACTCTTCCGGGTGGTGTTCAGTTCAATGGTGAGCGAATCCTTTCAGATGCTGCAAATGAAATTGAAAAGATGGAACGTGAAATGCTTACATCTTATTCTCTTCCTGTTACTGACATGATCGGTTAGCGGACCCACTTTATAAAAGAATTAGGATTATAAATGCCAAGCGTCTATTTTGACAACTTTAATAACTATGGAGAACAAGATCTCATTGAATCATTGATAAATGAGAGCTTTTCAATCTATGGTCATACAGTTTATTATCTCCCAAGAACTTTAATCAAGAAAGATGATATTTACGGCGAAGATACTCTATCAAAATATAATAATGCATTTGAATTTGATGTCTATATTAAGTCATATGATTCATATGAAGGAGATGGAACATTTCTATCTAAGTTTAATCTAGAGATTAGAGATTCAATTACATTTACCATTGCAAGAAGAACATTTGGTAAAGAAGTAACAGTACAGCAGCCAGATATTCAGAGACCACGTGAAGGTGATTTGATCTACTCGACAATGATGAAGCGTATCTTTGTTATCAAGTATGTAAACCAGACCGCTATTTTCTATCAGATGGGCAGTTTACAGATCTGGGACGTTGCATGTGATGTTTGGGAATATTCAAATGAAGTCTTTAATACTGGTGTATATGAAATTGATTCTATTGAGACTAAATATTCTGTTTCAAATGTAACCTCAAATACTGCATATGAAGCAGCTATGAGTGATGTATTTGAAACCAATGTAGAACTCCAAGCTGAAGGTACTGGACTTTTAGATTGGTCAGATATAGACCCATTTAGTTCCGGATTTATCTAATGTTTGGTATTACATATGGACATAATACACTTCGTAAGTATGTTATTTACTTTGGGACACTTTTTAATAATATCCATCTAAATAGATATGATATTAATGGAACTGTAGTTCAGACTAGTAAAGTCCCACTCAACTATGGACCTCGCGATAAATTTCTTGCTCGTCTAGATGGTAATCCAGATCTAAATAGACAAATTGCTATTCAATTGCCTAGAATGACATTTGAAATGACCGGTCTGTATTACGATTCAACCCGTAAGATGCCTACAATTAATAAAGTATCTGGTCAGAATCCAAATAATCCACATGGTAAAGCATCACAATACTCACCAGTTCCATATAACATCGACTTCACTCTTTCAATTATGGTCAAAAATGTAATGGATGGGACTTTTATCGTTGAACAGATTCTTCCATACTTTGGTCCTACGTGGCAAGCTACTCTCAATTTAAATCCAGATCTAAATCTTACATATGATGTTCCAATCACATTAGATAACGTAACTCAAGAAGACACTTATGAAGGTGCATTTACTGAACGTAGAGCTATTATTTGGACATTAAACTTTACAATGAAAGGCTGGTTATTCGGTCCTACAAGTGCTACTACTTCTGGTATTATTAAAGATATTGGACTTAATTTTGGTGTTGGTGCATTTGGTGTCGCACCTTCAGAGACTATACATATTACACCTGGGCAGACAGCAAATGGAATAGCCGTTTCAGCGCCTCCATTACTATACACTTATGGAATTTCAGCACCAAATACAAATTTCTACATTACGGAACGACTGCAATCAACTACAAATACTAATAATTACGCTTATATCAGAACTGCTAATTCTTCTTATATTACCGCTTATGATGTTGGTGGTACTTTAACTGTCAACACACCAGTTCAAGGTTCTATTAGCAAACTTCCGGCTACTATTACCTCTATTAGTGTTATACCATTAGCAATTCCGGCAAATAATGTAATTGAAAATAGTGATTGGGGTTTTATTATAGATTTAAATGAGAATAATACATGAGTAAAAAGTTAGAAAACAGTCTTGGTTTAAGACCACTTCCCATGTTGGAAACTGAAAGAGATTATTTACCAGAAGTTGCTAAAGACAAACAGACAGATCATGATATAGATCAAGTTCGAGAAAATATCTATAAAGCTGTAGATGCTGCAGAGCAAGCAGTAAAAGATATGATTGTTATTGCTCAGAGTTCACAACACCCGAAAGCTTATGAAGCGTTAAATGCTATTATTAAAACTTACGCAGATGTAAGCATGGGTTTGGCAGATCTTCATATGAAAAAGCAACGACTAAATGGTAAACCAAATCCTGAGGAAGTTAAAAATGTCACTAATAACAACCTTTTTGTTGGAAGTACTGCCGAACTTACAAAAATGTTGGATGATCTTCGAAATAAATCACAATGAATCCAGATTTTACAATTGACAAAGGTTATAATGGTAATCCACTTTTAAAGAAGTCAAGAAAGGCAATTTCTTGGACTCCAGATATGGTTCAAGAGTATTTAAAGTGTGCTGAAGATCCTATCTATTTTGCCGAACAATATATTCAAATTGTGCATGTTGATCATGGTCTTATTCCAATTAAGCTCTATGAATATCAGAAAGAAATTATTCATAAAATTACCAATAATAGACGAGTAGCAGTTTGTACAAGTAGACAGGCTGGAAAATGCGTTAGTATAAATACAATAGTCAAATTAAAAAATAAAAAGACCGGTGAAATACTCGAAATGACTATTGGAGATTTATATGAACTTGAAGCAAAAAAG